ACCAAAACGAAAATCGAGTCGCCGATACACCCCGGTAAACCCTTCGGCTTAGACCGCGATCTAAGGTCCTGGGGTTCTATTCTTATTATTAAATTTTTTTTTATAAGAAGAAAACCCCACCGGACCTTAGATCGGAGTAAGGCGGGAAGGTATCCAGGCGAGAGGACCGGGATTGGCGCGGCTCGAGTTTCGTTTTGATTGTTGTTGATGTTGTAATTCCTGGATTGACACCTGGGCGAGCAACGTGTATGATGGCACGATCGACCGGGAGGTGTTATGCCGCGATTCAATCAAGGATATAAACGTTCGCCCGATCTCACTAGAGAACAGGTGAGAGAGATTCAACAACGACGGGCGAAAGGTGAACTACCTAGCCAGTTGTGTTCTGAATTCAAAATCAGCCGAGGACGGTTTGCTGATGTGATTTCAGGTAGATATGAATTGAAACGCTGGGGAGAAATCCTGTGACTCGTTTTTCAGCCAAGAATCATAAGGCGAGCAAGCTCACCGGCGAGCAAGTCCTAGCGATCAGGCAGAAATACGCTCTTCCTGGGCATCAGTACACCTACGATCGACTCGCTCGCGAGTATCATGTTAGCTCGAATACAATAAGGAATATTGTGAACGGAGTCACATGGCAAAACCTTCCACTCGTGCAGAGCACAGCGGAAATCGCGACGGAAGCAAAGCTCTCTGAGCTTCGTATGCAAGCCTTTGGAGAGGCCTTCGAAGCAGGGCTTATACCACGAGCAGAGGAAAAGAGACCAGAGTTGACAGAGGATGATCGTGCGGTGCTTGACAGTCTCAAGCCAAAAGATCCGGATAGATATAAATAAGGTATTCCAATGAAATCCTGGCAAACCGTCGAGGCCATCGCCATGATCCTTCTATTGATTGCCCAGGCGCTTCGCGCTGGACACTCACTAGAAGTGATTACTGATTACCTCAAACAGTTGATAGTTAAGAACAGGAGTTGAACAGATGAGCACGAAGAATCTCCTTCCCCACGTCTACACCTCCGAGCGCATAGTTAACGGCAGGCAAACTTGCCGTTTCTGTTATGGTACAGCCGCGGAGAATGAGGTAATCGCTCCACAAGGCTGTGACAAGCGGCCGAAAGAAAGTGGCGGCCCCCCGACTCGTGAAGAGCTCGTCGAGTTCATCCGCTGTATATGCGAAGGCGATGTTCCGATCGGCTCCGGAGGGAAGGTTCACGGAACCAGGGCGATCGAACTCGCGGCGTGGGAGTTCTACCGAAGGCTTCAGGAGGCGCACGAGCTATGATCATCTGTCCCTGTTGCCACCAAAGGACTCTCCGCTCGATCCGCGAATGGAGAGAGTTGAAGTTCAAGATGCAGAGGCTCCACGCCTCCGCATCCTACGCTCGCGGGCCAGTTCGGCTCGCAAAGAAGGACAAATGAAGCCACCAATTGTGAAAGGAAGCAAGCCCATGCTCACCCCGAATCCGAAGGACATCACGACGGTATCCCGAGGAACCACGCGGATCACCCTCTTCGACTTTCTCGAGCATATGAAGGAGAGGGAGCTGAACTATCTCGAGATCCCCCTTCCCGAGGACCGGCATTACATGGTTTGTCTCACCCTTGTGCGCAAGGCGGATGTGCACAAGCTATCCGCTGCGATCGCCGGCGTTCTTCTTCAGGGACAAAGCGAATCGCGCTACACTCTTCCCGAACCCCTCGACCCTCGAAGGGACGATGTAGGGAAGATTGCAGAGAATGATTAACTTTTTTCTCAACAGGAGTTCCCTCCATGCCCTCTCGAACCGATTCCATCCGCCGGCGAGCGAAGCGCGAGCGACTCGCCCCCGTTTACTCTCTTAATGACCCCGAGTTCTGCGAAGGCGCTCGTCGTTTTGTCTTCGGAATCGTTGGATTCAAAGTCCGACGATGGGCGAAGAACGTCAATGGCAAGCCTCTTGGCCGGAAGATAACCGTCCACATCCTCCCTCGCGCTTGAGGCATTTCAGGGGAGGTGCGAAAGCGCCTCCTCGAGAATGCCCCGAGCATATCGCACGGAGTGCAGATCAGCGCGCTAGCGCGCATGGAGATCGACAATGCGATCAGTTTCATCTCTATCCTTCGAAATCTCGGAGGAACCAAACGATCTAGTAATGGTTAATGTCGAGGTTCCAGTTGCTGGAGCCAGACAAACTATTACTAGCCTCTGGCTCTCACAGAGCGAAGCGAGACAGCTTGGCGCGAAGCTCTTGCTTCTTGGTGATACCTTTCCTGCGGAGCTGGTTGACCGCTTCTTCAAGGATCTTCAGGATTCAACCTGGAATGATTCTTTCGAGGATGCTAGGAAGCGCCTGGAAGAGTATCGAAAAGATATTCAAGCGACAGTGAGGAATCTCCTCAAGGAGATCGCGAAATGAGAACTCTCGTCATCCTCGCCCTCTGCGCAGGCAGCGTTTCCTGCGCCAGCGTTCACATTCAAACCGGGCCCCAGCGACCTTTCTACGAGCTTCGCCACCAGGCTCCGCCTGGTCGAGTCGCACACTCGGCCCGAAAGCCTAAGGGCATCTTCATCCAGTTCACTCGGAGCCTTCCGTGAAGAAGCGTCGTCCCGCCACAAGAACAATCAAGCGTGTTTTCAAGTGGCTCAACGAACACGGGCTGTCAGTATATGGATCTTGCATAGACCCAGAGACTGGACAAGGTTATTATGGCTTCAGGGATTATAACGCTGAAGATGCGATCAAGGTTGCACAGCACATTAAGAAAGGGACTGTGAAAGAACCAAATGAGGAAGATTCTCTATGAATGAAACTCTTCTCGCTCGAGCACGACGGACTCTGATCCTAGTCCAGCTCGATCTCATAGCCTTCCGACAGAACGAGGCTTCAGCAAGCGAGATCCACGAGGTCAGCGAGCTCGCGCACAAGATACTAACCATCAACCTTAAACTGAAAGAGATAGAGGATAGAAGAAAATGAGCATCTTTGTTTCAGTTTGTACTTTCAAGCGCACCGGCCGAAGCGAGATCGAGTTCGGCGTTGCAATTGGCTCAGACGAGTCAACCATTCAGACAATAGTAGATGGTTCAGGTGATCGAGTCGGTACCATCTATGACTATACTTGCAGGCCGGCTCGTGGATGCTTCCAGGCTGAAATACCTGCGAACGGTTTAAAACCTGTTCATGAACAAAAGGAAGAAGGGAAATGAGCATCTTCGACGAAGTTTCCACTGGCGCCTTTGCGCCACACAGTAGTGCTACGCTGGCAAATGGCAAGCCAGCGAGCGATTACCAGATCGCGATCTTCGATGCGACTGAGCGCGGATCAGAGAACATCCTTGTCCAAGCCGTCGCCGGGAGTGGCAAAACGACCACGCTCGAGGAGATCTCTCGGCGCACTTCCGCCACGCTCTTGTGCTTCAACAAGCCTATCGCCGAGGCCGCGAAGGCTCGCGGGATCAACGCGAAGACCCTCCATTCCTTCGGCAACAGCGCGGTTTGGAAAAACGCTCGCGGGGCGAGGGTGGACTTTGAAAAGCTCGACCGCTGGCTCGACAAGCTCTTCGGGGCGAAGTCGATTCAGGTCAAGAACGGTTACATGATCAAGCGAGTGGTCGCGGCGATCAAGAACTCAGGGATGGGGCTGACCGGCGAGCTTCACTCGAACGAAGTCGCGTGGGCGATCGAGGGCTGGGATTCCCTCGATATCCCCGAGGACGAAATCCCCATGATCGCCGAGGCTAGCACGCGACTCTGGCGAGCGAGCGTGCTTGACACCTCCTGCGTTGATTTCGACGACATGCTCTACATGCCTCTCTTCCACCAGTGGAATCTACAACAGCGCGACACGATTCTGGTGGATGAGTCGCAGGACTTGAATCATATCCAGCATCTTTTGCTTCAAGCCATGAATACCCGTATCATCGCGGTAGGGGATAGATGGCAAGGCATCTACGCCTTCCGTGGCGCGCTCTCAGATTCGATGGATCGCTTGAAATCTCAGTTCAAGATGATCGAACTCCCTCTCTCCATCTGCTACCGCTGCCCTCAGAGTGTTATTCGCGAGGCACAAAAGCTCTGTCCTCACATCGAGTGGCGAGAGGGGGCGCCGGAGGGAAGTGTCCTTTCTCGCAAGATCGAGTGGGACAAGGCCTGGAAAGAGGCGCATGAGGATTGGGAACTCTCAGACGAACGAGCGCCGACAGCCGAGGACCCCAAGCTTTTCGAGCGCGATGTCCTTGTCCTTTGCCGTAACAACGCTCCCCTCTTCTCTGCAGTCATGCGACATGTCCGCGCGCAGAAGCCCTGCCGCGTTCTCTCGAACGCGCTCGAAGGCCTCGCGAACTTCATCAAGCGCTTTCGCGCGGACAGCACGAGCGAACTGATGAATAAGATCGACAACTGGCTCGCGAAGGAGATAGACAAGCACTTCGACGCTCCCTGGCGAGTGCAGAGTTCGCAAGACAAGGTCGCGACGATCAAGGTCCTCGCCGAGCATTTCACCCGGACAGAGGATCTCCTTCGCTTGATCAAAACCCTTTCCGAGGGCAAGGATGGGCCAATCTTCTCTACCATTCACAAGGCCAAGGGCTTGGAGGAGAAGCACGTTTATTTCCTTCGCCCCGATCTATGTCCTTCTCCCTGGGCGAAGAAGAAAGAGGAACAGGAGCAAGAGCGCAACCTTCGCTACGTCGCCGTCACGCGGACGCAGGAGTCGCTCACCTACGGAGTAACTGAGCTATGATAGCGGGTCGAGCATGTCGCTCGACCGGAGCCAATAGAGCATAAAGGAACCGAGCCATGACCGAGCAAACCATGAACCAAACTGATTTTCTGAGGAAGCGCCTTGACGACTTACCCCAATACGTCGCTCGAGGTGCGCAGCTCATCACCGACATCTTCGATTTCAGTGTAATAACTGAGATCAGGAATCTGTCTGAGGAAGCGCAGCTGCAACTCTGGTACGGCGCCTTTATCGCGCTCGCAGCGAATATCAAGGGCGCTACCTCGTCTGAAACATTTAAATTCATACTGGAAGAGTATGAAAGGGTAGAAAAGAAATGAGCGGATTAATCCTTACTCGCCGAGCGCGCGAAACGATCTACATCGGGAAGAATGTCAAAATCACCGTCCTCAATTTCAAAGGCAACCAGGTTCGGATCTCCATCGACGCACCCAAGCATCTCGCCGTGGATCGCGGGGAGGTGAGGGTGCGGAAGGAAGATGAGCCGGACTTTAATCCAGGAGAAGTAGAATGATCAAGAAAATAACCATCGAAGTCATCCCTCACACCGAACAGCGTTACAACACCGTTGGTGACTGGCAGTTCGTTCGCGAGGAGATCGAAGGGAAGAAGGTTGCAAAGGAACTGAACATCAAAGTCTCCGATATCAACTATGGCGATGAAGCGAACATGCTGGTCGCCGTTCACGAGCTAGTCGAGGCTCTTCTCTGTGAATCCAAGGGAGTGGACGAGGTTCGAGTTGATGAGTTCGACAAGAACTGGAAGCCTCGAGATATCCACTGGAGTTCTGACAAGCAACTCTCTGAGCCAGGAGAAGATGACTTCGCCCCTTACTATCGTGAGCACCAGGTGGCCACCGGTATCGAGCGAATGCTCGGCGCGTTCCTTTGGCTCAACTGGGCGAGATACGAGCTTCTAGTTGATCGGCTCTGTGAAGAGCACAAGGAGTATTTCGAACGCAAGCTAGGAAAACAGGATCTTCCGATCCCAGAGCCGTTAGTCCAGCCAGTCCAGACTCTATTCAAGGACGACGACATCCCATTCTAAGTCCTATTCCCAGAACTCCATTCCTTAATTGACATCGGGGCGAATCTCGGGCATCATCGTTCGCGTGGTGGGCCAGAGGCTCGCCCCGTTTTTCAACCAACCAACATATGAATAAGGAATTGCAATTATGCTAAGCCGAACACTTTCCCTGGGTTTCTCCACCATCCTCTCCGAAGCCGCGCCGAGCGAGGTCGGTGGCCCTGGCACTTCCCCTCCCGGCACCGGCGAGACGGTCACCTTCCAGACCCACCGTGGTGTCAAGTCCCTCGAGTTCACCGGCACCGAGAAGCGAGCGAAGAAGCTGATCAAGGATCACTACTTCGACGCCGAAGGTCACCCCCACGTCGAACTCTTCTTCCGCAATGGCGAGCATCGCGACTTCCGCCTGCCCGAGTCTCTGCTCTTAAAGTTCGCCGCCCACGGTGCTGAGCAGAAGCTGGGTGACAACGTCGCCGGAACGCCTGACGTAGATGACATGGTAGTCGCGACGGATTCTCTGATCGCCCGCCTGATGAAGGGCGAGTGGAGCGCCGAACGCGAGGGCGGCTTCGCCGGGACCTCGGTCCTGATGAAGGCTCTCACGATCTACCGCCTGCGGAAGGACGGGATCTATCCCGCCGATCCAAGCGATGTAGAAGGCACTCGTGCCTACACCGCTGCGTTCAGCGAGAAGCTGGCGAAGGTCAAGGAGTTCCTCGCGGACAAGGACCAGAACGCGAAGCTCGCTCTGCGCGGGAGCGCGCAGCTCAAGCCGATCGTAGAGGAGCTGGAGGCAGAGAAGCTGGCCAAGGCGCAGAAGGTCGATACCGACGCACTCTTGGCCTCCCTCTAATCAATGTGGGCACAGACGAAGTGCCCGAAATGTGGAGCCATCGCTTGGACCCTCAACGGTGGCTTCCTCATTTGTTCCTACTGCGACTTTCCTCTTGTGAGGTCCTCTCTTCGGAGGTCGAAAGACCTGGCCTGCCCATCGCAGGTTCCGTCAACCGAAGGGGGGACCTCCTTCCCTCTCGTCCATTGGAGCACCCCCCTCATGATCAAGCCCACCATTGGCCGCGTCGTCCTGGTCTACCGCCCGAACTCCGGCTCTGACCAGTTCGAGCCCGCTCAGATCACCTACGTCTGGAGCGACACCTGCATCAACGTCGGAGGTTTCGATCGGAACGGCAAGCCGTTCGCCGAGACCTCCCTTCATCTCGACCAAGATCGCGTGGTCGATCCGGTCCATCTCCCGAAGATGGACGCGGATGAAGCGCTCGACCCGTTCGCCTGCTGGATGTCTTATCAGAAGGCACAGGCGGAGAAAGATGCAGCCGCAGAGCGCTAGCTCTTTTGGTCGATGAGGTTGAGACCTGATAACCCGAACCTCAGCTCATGTGTCACCCCCAGGATAGGGGCGCTAGGATGGCGCCCCGATTCCTTTTGGAACTTTTCCGTGGCCACTAAAGATATCAGCGATAAGCAAGTTTGCCAAGCTTACTACGCTTGGCTCTCTGACCGTAAGCGATATCCCTACGAATATCTTCAAGAGTGGACAGGGGAATGTTTCAAGGTCTGTTACCGCGCGATGGAACGAGCGTGTGATCGTGGGCTAGTTGAATTCGGCGTGAGCCTTCGTACTGGTTGGCTTACACAAAAGGGTAAAGAACTACTGTAATCCAGTAATTCCGTCCGGAATTCATTCCTTGGTTGACATCTGGGGGTTTACCGCCCATAATACACGTCACGTTGGGGGTCCGATAAATGTCAGCTCTACTCATATGGTCTCACTTGATCGCCTTCTTTCTCGGTATGATCGTCCAGATCATCTGGCTCGCGCTCTCCAAGCCGTCCTCAAAACGTCGCTGGCCAAGCACGCCGAGCGACAAGACACACCGTACTCCTCCCTGGAAACCCTTCATATGAGCACGAAGTTAAACCTTGAACGCGCGACATGTCCCATCTGCTCGTTCCGAATTCCTCTTCGTCCAGATGGAACATTCATGGCGCATAGTTTCGTTGGCGAAAGATGTTCTGGCGAGGGTCAAAAACCAATGAGCAAGCAAGAAACCAACGACTTCGACGAACTGGAGGCCCTCCTCTCCTCTGCTCAAAAGCACGCGGAGAAGATGCGGGAGCGCAGCGCGCTTCACAAGGTCGAGAAAACGGTCCAGAATCTCTCCGAGGACTATGCCGAGCGACTCGCTGAAAAGGCCATCTTTCGCCGCCTTCTAGCCGACGAAGCTCTCGACGGCGTTCGCTTTCGCTGGCTTTGGCAGAACCCTCAGTCCTGGGATCTTATCCGAGAACTCAAGCATCTCGACGCCGTTCGTGCTTACATCGACTCCCGCATAGCTGCGGAGGAAGGAAGAAATGGGTCGCCCGGCTAATATTATCCCCTCACAGGAGCTGAAGATCATGCTCCCCGAGGATCTCTTCGCTCGCTTGCGCCTGCATCTCTTCCGCGAGTCCTCCCGCTGCATCCCTCGCGGGGCGCTCAGTGCATTCTTTATCGAGCGACTCAACGACTTCTTCTCCGGCCGCGCGCAGCCAGACTTCCGCCCCGGCCTTCAACAGGAAACCTACATGGCACTCGAGAATATCTACGCCGTGGCGAGTAAAAAGGGCGCGGACCCACAAGAGGCCCTACGCGCCATCGCTCGCTGGTCGAGGATATACGCAGACAAACTCTTGGAGCCCTCAAAATGACTATGCGTCTCAAAGCTACTTGCACCATCACCTTCGAATACGACGCCAATCCGATGGACTACTACGGCGCCGATACTACGAAGGAAGTAGACACAGACGATTTCTATGACGATCATGACATCTTTTTCGAACTCGCTGATAGGAACAATGCGAGTTATGAATTTAAAGTCGAGGAAGTCAAATGACTACTCCTTCCACCCCTGTCCAATCCCCCGAGCTTCAATCCAAGCTCGCCCTCTGGCGTCAGAAGTCCATCGACGGCACGATCACGCTCGAAGAGCTGAAAGAAGCTGTGAAGATAATGCGAGCGGACCGTCACGCCGCGCTCGACGCAGCGATGCGACCAGCGTCGAAGGGGAAGAAGACAGCAAAAGCTCCGGTCGATACACAGAAGCTTTTGGACGACCTGGAGAATCTATGATAGCCTTCCTGTATAAAGAAGACATTGCTCTTTGTCGAGACCTTATACTGTGCCCGTACTGCAAATATCCCTTTTACCCGAAGGACTTAATCGTGCGGTGCCCTGGCTGTCTGAATCCCTTCAAGGTGAAGTCATGACCAAGGAACAGCAACCATCGTGGTGGATACGCCTTTGGCGCCGCCTCACATGTAAGCATTCCTGGCGCCCCGTCTATCACTCCTACCACTGCCCGAAGTGTGGAGCGCACAGCTATGACTGACCTGTCCTCAAATGGGGCAAACATTCCTGACTGGAAGTTTTGTGAGGAGCACGTTACTCACAAGACTGCATGCGCGTTGGAGCAGTTCGTCTACTGGTATGACAACGGGACTGATCTGTGGCGCGAGCGCTTACGGTCTGTTCTGCTGGAAGCTAGGGCGTATTGGGAGTCAGAGCCATGTCAGTGTGCAAAATGCACACAAGTCGAGACGACTGATACACACGAGAAGCGTTGGGACTTCATTCGCGGATGGCTTGATCGATGGGAAAAGGAAATGCCCGCTGTCGCGACTCAAGTGCTGCGCGGCGCATTGCCATCTGTGGAACCGCCAGCACAGCCAGACTTCCGCGCCCTCCTGGAAGAGATGTGGAAGTTCTGGGGCCGACCGCGCGAGGAGGAGTTCATAGATGCCGGGGTATCGGTCGCAAAAGGCATGGACCTGTACGCCCGCGTATCTGCGGCCCTTGGCGATCCACTATGCGCGAAGTGCGAGCGGCGCTTTAGCCAGCACAAAACGGTTATCTCGCACGACTTCACGCATCGAAGCGCTGAGGAAACGACTTCAGCTAAACCGGGTGCTCCCGCGAACGTGGCGGGCGCTCATCCAAAGGCATCGCCGGAGCCCGTAACCGGCAAATTACCTGAGAAAGCCTCTGAGCCTCATGTTCACGAGTGGACCCAGCTACCACGCGGAGTCAGGTTTTGTATCCCTTGTGGCGAGACTGAGTACGAGTGAACGGGACATGACTTCAATGGGGATTAGCTCAGTGGTGATGTTGCCCAGGAGAGCCGGGATCGTGCCCTGGCCGTGTGAGACAGCAAAGCGGTTTGTGCGACCTGTGGAAACTGGCTACGAGCTGACGGACAGATCCCTTAATCTGGAGAATCTCTAATGAAAGTCATAGAGTTTGTCGAAGGTCTTCGAGAGGATCTTCCTTCAATAGAAGAGTGGGAAATAGCTGTTCTTGACTCTGGCTATGGAACGCTTGATTTAAGAGAAGATGATCCAATAGAGATTGATGAAGCAAATAAGAAGATTTGGATCAAAACGGGAGGTTAAATGGACCGCAAGATGCGTGCCCGCCGGAACAACGCGGAGGCGAAGGCTCAAAAGGAACGTCGCGCTCGCGCTCGTACTCACTCGTCCGAGAAGTGCTCTTGCTGCGGCAAGCCGGCGAGCGAGCACGTTGCCATCGCTTTCGATCCAAAGGATCCTCTCCCCGACGAGGTTCTCAAGGAAGCTTGCCAAGTCATCATGCCGAAGTCGCAGGTGAATTGAGATGTACGTAGCCTTCTACATGCTCCAGTTTTCTGATGGCGGAAACGCTGAGGCGGTCATACTCCACGAAGGCTCAGAAGAGAGTTGTAGGAAGGTAGCAGATATGTTTCCTGGCGTAACATATAGCGGACCTAGACCAAATCCAAAAGCCTCTGTCAATGTATGTCTAAAGAAAACCTTCGAGGAGTGGTCGCGTGTATCAGCCGATATTCCAAATTGAGTGCACCGAGTGCGACGCCACTCCCACCGTCGGCGTGCAGAACGAGAAGGGATTTCTCGAAGCCACGAAGCTCTGTGGCATCTGCTTCTTTGCCGATCGCAGGATGATCGACTATACTCTCTGGAACGAGCGACAGGAGTCAACAGAATGATAAAACCTACTGACATTTTTCAAGGTACTATCGATATGTCATTAAGAGATCTGCTTCAGCATATGGCTGATAGAAAACTTAACCATGTAATATTGATAGCTGACCCAGGAGTTCCGCTTCGAATTACAGTCACTATCGGCAGTCCGTCTGTGACTCGTAAGATTACAAAAGCCATAGCTAACATCCTAAGAGGCTGAAATGCAACTCCGTTTCCCCGATATCATCGACTCCTCCATGCTCGCCGCGTACAAATCCTGCGCGCGCAAGTTCTACCTCACCTACCTCGAGCATCTCAAGCCGAAGGAGCCGAATGTCCATCTCCACGCCGGCAAGGCCTTTGCCTCTGGCATCGAGGCTGCGCGGCGAGCGTATTATCAAGGTCTAGAATGGCTTCCTCCTGGCAATGAGCGGCTCGCTCCACAGCATAAGGAAAGCGGAGTCTGGCTCTTCAAGGAAGGTCTACAAGGTGATGCGGAGAGCTCAGTCGCGAAAGGTCTCGAAGTCCTCGCCCGCGAGTACGGAGACTTCTCCTGCCCTCCCGACAGTGCGAAGTCCTTCGAGCGAACCGCCGGTGCCCTTGAATTCTACTTCACCAATTATCCACTCGAACACGACACCGCTGTCCCGATTGAAATGCCTGGAGGCAAGCGTGGCATCGAATTTTCATTTGCTCTCCCTCTACCTCTCAAGAACCCAGACACCGGAGACCCTATCGTCTATTGCGGACGCATGGATGCGATCACTAACTTCGCCGGTGGAGTGTTCGTCACGGACGAAAAGACTGCGACAAGCCTCGGACCCTCCTGGGCACGACAATGGGATCTTCGTTCCCAGTTCACCGGTTATTGCTGGGCCACCCGAGAGCACGGTATTCGTTGTGATGGTGTACTCGTTCGAGGAATCTCTATCCTTAAAACGAAGTACGACACGCAGCAGGCGGTGAGTTACCGTCCCGACTGGCAGATCAATCGTTGGTACTCCAATATGCTTCTCACCGTTGGGCGGATGATCGGAGAATATAGAGACCTCTGCACCGTCGGCGCCCTCCGTGATGATCTCTTCGAGCACAACCTCGACGACGCTTGCGTCTCCTACGGTAACTGTGCATTCTACGACGCCTGTCGAAGCGAAGATCCGGCGACCTGGCTCGTCACAAACTTTTCCCGCAAGGCCTGGAACCCCCTCCTGCGAACTGAAACAGTAATCGAGGGATAAAAAGTACCAACCTACATCCTCAGAGGTGATACAGTGAAACAGATGGAAAAGTTAGAGGCTATCGCAAAGGCCGCCGAAGAGTACGTACAGATGCTCAACGCACTAAGCGGTCATACGTCATTAGTCGAGACCAGCTCAACGCCGGAGTTCATCGCCTTGCTCCAGGCGCTATACGATCCGCCATGCAATCATGCTCAATGGAACGCAGTGAGGTTTTACGAGCATAATCGCTGACTGATCAAAGATTCAGTCTGAGGGGTTAAATGGGAAAAGGGTTCGCATTCAATTGTTGGTTCATTCATTCTGGCTACAAGTTTCCAGAAGACTATGAACTGGCAAAATTTTCTTGGGGTTGGTGGTGAAAACCCAGTTCCTCATCCGGGTCAAGGGCGAGCGAGAGGTCTTCATCACCCGCGATACTTCTCTCCACTCCCGCGCCATTGGATACTTAATCCCCAGTGTTGCGTTCATTTGTCCGAACTGTCTTGATCCCTGGGCATTTATATGGGATACTGTATCGAAATGCGAGATCGAACCCAGTTCGTGCGAGAAATGCTGGAAGCCCGATTGGCGCTACCCTTTCCCCGGTTCTATCCTCGACTCCCTGTTCTTCGAAGCCGGAGTCGACTGGGATCTTATGGACCTTCTTCCTGAACCCCTTCTTCGAAGGGAGTTCCGTATTCACCTAAAGAAATTTGGAGTCAACCTCGATGACCAGTACACCCACGTTGCCGAGCAACGTTTCAAAGCCTTCCTCGACGGTTACTACAACAACCGTACAGCTATCGAAGCCAGAGTCCTCAGCGAGCGAGGCAAGCCTCCTCCCCGGCGTTAATGTCCTTCTCATCGGCCCAGGCGGGACGGGCAAGACCCATTCCCTCGGCACCCTCGTGGACTATGGCGAGAAGCACGGGATCGAGGTCTTCTACGCCAGCCTCGAATCCGGCTTCGAGTCCCTCCGTGGCTACTGGACTGATCGAGGGAAGGAGATCCCCTCGAATCTCCACTGGCACATGCTCAACATGATGGCGGAGCAGGGCTCTGGTTTCGAGCATCTCGCCGAGAAGGCCAAGCAGATCGGTAGCTCCACTCAGGACATGCTGCACAAGATTCAGGATCACACTCGTTCTCAACGCAACTTCATGGAGAAGTTTATCCGAAACGTCCTCATCGACTTCCAGGACCAGCGGACGGGACAGAAGTTCGGCTCCGTTGGAGCCTGGGGTCCCAATCGAGCGCTCGCTATCGACGGCCTCACAGGTCTCGGCCTCATCGCTATGTCGCTCGTGATCGGCAACAAGCCCGTTCGTTCCCAAGCCGACTGGGGTATCGCGCAGGACACGGTTGAGCCACTCGTCCGCCAGCTCTGTGACGGTTGTAAGTGTCATTTCATACTCCTGGGCCACGTAGAGAGAGAAACGGATCAGATCACCGGCGGGACGAAGATCACAGTCTCTTCCCTCGGTCGTGCCCTTCCTCCCAAGCTCCCCCCGATGTTCTCTGATGTCATCCTCGCTGTGAGGAATGGAAAGGAATTCTCCTGGGACACCGCCAACCCGATGGTCGATCTCAAGACCCGGAACCTCGAGATCGCCCCGAAGATCGCACCCGACTTTGCTCTCATCCTCAACAAATGGCAGTCCCGTGGGGGACGCTTTACAGAAAAGGTGAAGACCTAATACCTCTTAGTCTAGGTCCTTGGATTATATTATTACTTGGAGAAGATAAAGTGAACAGCACAATCGAAGGTGATTTCTCTGAACACGAAAAGCGAGTAGGACAAGAACCTCTCCGCTTCGTCCGCGTGAAGTTCAACGACCGCACGAACTCTCGTGAGTACACCTACCGCGTCGAGCCCGACGCCGTGGTGCGTCCTGGCCAGTACGCGATCACTCGCCGGAACCTCTCTCAGGTGACGATCAGCGCCATCGACGTCGAGCCAGTCCCAGGCCTCGTGCTGGAGAAATACGACTTTGTCGATCCGGTCGAGGACGATCTGAGAGAGGATGACCCACATCCGAACGAGCTGCTCGACCAGGGCTACGATCCGAGTTGATTGATCCAAATGGCCGATTTCAGGAAAGCATTATTGAGGAAACGAGAGGAGAAACCTAAACATAAAACCATAAGTCTTTCTTTGCGCGAAGAAATCAACCGAATCTTTTACGAGGAATATTCCATGACTGACTTCGATCCACTTGCAATCCTTGAGAGCACCACCGACAAGGAGTTTACCAAGTCCCCCGCCCTCCCCGTCGGTGACTATATCGGCGTGATCGCGGAGTTCGATCGCGAGAAGTCGTTCAAGAGCGGCACGCAGAAGGCTGACCCCACCAAGAAGTGGTCCGCCATCAACATCCGTATCGACATCGACTTGACGCAGTACCCCGACGCTCGTGCTGTTGTGAACGCCGACCGAGTCTCTCTCTTCGACATGGTTATGCTCGACCTAACTCCGAGCGGCACTCTCGACTATGGCACGGGCAAGAACAACCGTCTGCGCCGGTATCGCGAAGCGTTGGGTCAGAACACGCCGGGCGTGCCCTGGGCACCGCTGCATATGGAGGGCCGTCCGATCAAGGTTAAGGTCAAGCACGACACCTACGACGGCGAAACGCAGGCTCGCGTTGACGCCGTGTCGGTGGTCTGAAGGAGATAGTCCAATCATCTAGTCCGTAACGTTCCGGGCGAGCGGTTCAGTCGCAACCTGTTCCGCTCGCCTTTCACCATCCCGCGCGAAGAGCGTGATGACCTGGGGGTCACTGATGAGAGTGCATTCTATTCCTTTCGAAGAAATCTCTGTGCTCGAAGACCGACAGCGCCGAGAATTCGCGCCCGAGGCTCTAGTCGAACTAGCCTCCAGCATAACTCAAAACGGCCTCATCCACCCTGTCGTAGTGAGGAAGCAAGATAATGAAACGATCTTGGTCGCCGGCGAGCGACGCATCCGCGCCATGCAGTACATCTGGAACTTCGGAGAAACCGTTCGCTGCGGAGATCACAATTTCCCTGAAATGCACGTCCCCTGTCTCTTTCTCGGTGAGATTGATCCCATCGACGCCTATGAGATCGAACTCGAAGAGAACATCAGAAGAACAGATCTTACTTGGCAAGAGCGAGCTATCGCTACCAAGCGACTTTTCGACCTTCGTAATCAAAAGGCCGAAAAGATCGGCGCTCCCCCACCCACGATCCAAGAATTCGCCAAACAGGTTGATGGTCAAAAGGACATCGACCTTTCGGCCCGCAACGTTCGTAGAGATGTTATCCTCGCTGAAAACCTAGCGAACCCCGTCGTCGCGAAGGCGAAAACCCCAAACGAGGCAATGAAGGCTCTCAAACGAGAAGAGGAGGCAAAGAAAAATGTCGAACTCGCCAAGACTGTCGGAGCTACCCTTACCCGAGATTCTCACGTCCTTCTCCAAGGAGATTGTATACAGTTACTTGCCGGACTACCCGAACTTTCCTTCGACGTTATCCTTTCCGATCCTCCCTACGGGATCGACGCTCAAGATTTCAATGATTCCGGGGGGCTGGCAGGTGGCGGTGGCGATGGGGGGCACTTCTACGATGATTCTTACGAGACGTGGAAGAAGCTCATGGATGGACTATTTACTCAACTTGATCGGGTTGCAAAGGTGCAAGCGCACCTGTATCTCTTTTGTGACATCGACAGGTTCCACGAACTCCGGGGGCTCGCGCTCTTAAACGGCTGGAAGCCCTTTCGCACCCCTCTTATCTGGCACAATCCTACAGCCAACCGTGCGCCCTGGCCTCAACAAGGTCCACAAAGAAAGTGGCAGGCAATCCTCTATGCAATCAAAGGCGAAAAACCTACTCAGGCTCTCTATCCTGACATCATTGTCTTCCCTTCTGACAGCAATCTGGGCCATCCTGCTCAAAAACCCGTTTCCCTATATCTTGACCTTCTTCGCCGTAGCGTTCGTCCTGGCGATTGTGTCCTCGATCCTTTTTGTGGCAGCGGTCCGATATTCCCAGCCGCCCACCAAATGAAGTGTCGGGCGACTGGGATCGAGCAGGATCTCGCTGCCTTCGGCATCGCAACGAAGAGATTGGAGGAACTCAAGTGAACCCACACAACAAGTGCCGGCTTCCTTTTCCTCACGGACGAAGAGGAAGTAATGGAAAGTGTCTCGAGTGTCGTCGCTTGCGAGCAATCCTGTACCGTGACCGAGATAGGAAGAACAAGTACTCTCCTCGCGGAACTTCCTTCTCCCGCCAGATTTCTTTCCTCCTTCGCTCCTGGCGCTTGCCGGGCCAGGAACCTGTGGCTATTCCTGTCAAGACCAATCAAGGTCGATTTGTCGCCGGCGATCCTCGTGTCCGCGCTCTCGCTCGCCTGGGTAAGAATGTATCTCCGTGGCGCTTCGGCCTACACTACAGTCCTCCGCCAAAGTGACTATCGTAAAGCGCTCCGCGCTGCGCGGAAAGGTCATCGCCCAGGGCTCCATGATCCTCGAGATTCTCCATGACCACGGACAAAACTGCCCCAAGTGTTCCGGCTTCGGCTACTACTACACCGGCAACTACGTCGAAGGGAGTGCAATCTATGCTCCCCGTCGTCAAGTCGTCTGCGACCGCTGTCGCGCGTTCGGTAGGATCTTCTTCCTCACCCGCCAGCCCTTCGCTACCGAAGCTGACTACCTCTCCGCCATCCGTCACATCGTTCAAGAAACCGACTGTCCGAGCTAGTGGCCCCGTTCCTGCCCGAATCATGATCGTCGGAGAAGCTCCCGGCGAAGAGGAAGAACGTTATGGAAAGCCCTTCATTGGATACTCCGGGAAACTGCTTGACGAAATGCTTGGAAGTGTTGGTATCGCTCGAGGCGAATGCTTCGTCACCAACGTCTGTCGAGTCCGTCCTCCAGGTAATGAGATTGGCTTGTATCTTTGGGACGGAATTTACCGCTCGCCTCGCGGAGGCAAGCCCACAAAAGCAGAGGAAAATCTCCGAAAGCATGGGCTTGATCCTTCTCTCTATCCTATTCTTCGCGATCGCAGTGTACATCCATATCTCGCTGAAGGTTTTAAAGAGCTTTGTGAAGAGATAAAGAATGTCAAACCTAATATCATCCTTGCCCTTGGCAACGTCTCTCTCTGGGCTCTCACAGGAAACTGGGGAATCCTCAAGTGGCGAGGTTCAATGCTCGTCAGCGATCTCCCAGGCTCGCCTCGTGTCGTTCCGTCTATACATCCAGCCGCCATATTGCGTGACTGGAGACTTAAGTATATTGGAACCCATGATCTACGACGAGTGGCGTCACTTAGGGACGGAGCTGCATATCCACGACCTGCCTGGAGGTTTCAGGTTCGTCCAACTTATCCTCAAGTCTGCGACGTGCTCTGGAACCTTTTCTGTCGATTGTGTTTTCACGAGCGGCTTCGAATCTCCGTTGACCTCGAAACTAAGGCTGGCCATATTGCCTGTCTTGGTTTGTCATGGACTCTCCTCGACGGTATCTGCATACCTTTCCAGTGTGTTAGCAGACGATCTGGTTACTGGACTGAGGATGAAGAAGCATGGATCTGTTTCCTTCTCTACCGCATTCTCACACACAAGAATGTAGAGGTAGTCGGGCAGAACATCATCTACGATTGCCAGTACTTCTTCCGCTGGCTTCATTTCATCCCTTGTGTGGCACAGGACACGATGATCGCGCAGCACTCGCTCTTTAGCGACTCGCCCAAGAATCTCGGCTTCCTCGCCTCCATGTACTGTAAGTACTATGTCTACTGGAAGGACGAGGGAAAGGGGATTGACCCAAGTTCAATCGAAGATGAGAACCGCTGGTGGACCTACAATTGTCAGGATCTTGTCTACACCGACGAGGTCGGTCGCTCGCTCCTTGCCCTCGTGGACAAACTCCACGCCTCCGGTTGGGAGAAAGTAAAAGAGGTATATCATGCACAACAAGAGATGCTTTGGCCAGTCCTCCAGGCCATGTGTCGTGGTGTTCTCGTTGATCAAGGCATGCGATCGAGGCTCACTCATGAAGTGCAGGAAGAGCTGGCCAAGCGGGAACAGCTTCTCATTGACATCCTGGGACATCCGATCAACCCCAGAAGTCCTCAACAACTTCAGAAGCTGTTTTACGAGGATCTCAAACTCCCAGTCCAAATGACGCGAGCGAAGAAAGGAGTGCCTGGACATGTCACCACTGATGACGACGCCCTCGCCAAACTCGGAATCATCGAGCCACTCATTCGACCCATCCTCAATATCATATCTGACATACGAACATTAGGGATCTTTCACTCAACCTTCCTCACCATGCCTCTCGACCGAGACGGGAGAATGCGCTGTGCGTACAATATTGGTGGAAGCGAATCCGGGAAGTCCGCACCAAAAACCTTCCGACTTTCTAGTTCTGAAAACGCCTTTGGAAACGGCGGAAATCTACAAAATATTCCCTCGGAGAAGAGTAAGTCGCTTGGTAAAGCTCGAGCCAGAGTCGGCGCTGCATCTCTGGTTGACGCATTCCAACTCCCCAATATCCGAAGTATGTTTATACCTGACCCAGGACATACATGGTTTGACGGAGATCTGGATCGAGCAGACCTTCAAGTGGTCTGTTGGGAGTCAGATGATCAGTTACTTAAAGAAGTGCTTAGACTCGGAGCCGACATCCACCTTGCAAATGCATTTGTTCTCAACGGCAAGGACCCTCCGCCTCTTGAAGAACTGGTCGAAACCCATCCCAAGTACCCCGACCACCGGGGACCTCTGAAACACACGCGAGAATTCGCAAAGGTATTCTGTCATGGAACAAACTATGGAGGAAAAGCGCAGACTATGGCTGCGCATACTGGCCGCTTGGTTCGAGAGATTGAAAGAGCCCAGTCTATCTGGTTTGGAGCACACCCAGGAATTCTCACCTGGCACCAACGAGTGGCAACTCAGATTAAAAAGTACCGATTCGTTGAGAATAGATTTGGATACCGCTGGTACATTTTCGACCGACTCGATAGCATTCTCCCTGAAGCTATCGCCTGGATCCCCCAGTCCACCGTCTCCATCGTCATCAACAGAATCTGGAATCGTATTTTCCGCGAGCTGCCGGAAGTGCAAGTCCTTCTTCAAGTTCACGATAGTCTCTGCGGACAGTTTCGGACCAATCTACATGCAACAATTATGCCCAAGTTGCAGGAGTGCGGACGCATCACAATCCCCTACGAAGATCCCTTAGTCATACCGTTCTCGGTGAAAACCTCAACTACGTCCTGGGGGGATTGCTGATGTACAACATTGAACTGGATCGAGAACTTTTTGAATGCTGGCTTGAAAAAGCTTTCCCTCGTTACGAGCGAGATCGCTTTCCTCTCCTCGCCGGTCATATGCGAGCAGGAGAATACAAGTGGATCGAGGTAGAACTCATGTGGCGAGCATGGCAAGCGAAGGGAGCAAGTCAATGAGCTGCTTAACATTCAGGCATAGAAACCTCGATCCCAAAACCACCGAGGGTCTCTGTGGCGAGCTTCGCTGGGTGGAGTACGACGAGAAATATGAGCCTACAGGAAAAGAGGCCTTCGGCGATATACCTCCTGGCCGCTGGTGCGATGGAGGATTCTGTGACAAGCCTGCCTACGGCTTTGCTGTTCGACAGGACGGATATCATGATGGAATCTTAAAATGCCCAGAGCACGGTGGTCCTAAGGATAAAGGACAGACAGGAATATAAGCTGGAGGATGAATGAAGTGTCCCGAATCTTCCCCGACTGGCTCCGTGCTTACGTCGATTACGCTTCTTTCTCAGAAGCGCCCCGCCGGATGCACTTTTGGGCAGGCGTGTCAGCTATCGCAGGTGCTCTTAGACGACGTGTCTGGATCGACATGTCTTACTTCAAATGGCATGCGAACCACTATATCGTCTTCGTCGCTCCTCCTGGGATTGTGTCTAAGAGTTCTACAGCCAGAATTGCGATGGATCTCTTGCGCCAGGTGCCGGGCATCAACTTTGGTCCCGACATTGTCACCTGGCCCAAGCTCGTCGAAGTCTTTGAGTCGCATACTGAACAGTTTGAGTACAATCGAGAATTCATTACACAGTGCGCGGTCACCCTTCAATCCAGCGAGTTTGGAAATCTAGTCAATCCGCAGGATAGGGAGATGATCGACCTTTTGGTCGATCTCTGGGACTCAAACACCGGGGCGTTTACAAAGGCGACGAAGAGCTCAGGGCAGAATATGATTGAGAATCCCTGGGTTAATCTGATCGCCTGCACCACCCCTGCGTGGATCGCCGGGAACTTCCCCGAGTACGTGATCGGGGGAGGCTTTACCTCCCGCTGCCTCTTCGTCTATGCAGATAAGAAAGACAAGCTCGTTCCCTATCCTCACCTCGAAGTCCCAAAGGATGTAAAGAGTGTCGCCGCCCAACTCGTTCAAGACCTCCAACACATCGCTCTTAATCTCGTTGGGCCCTATAAGCTACTCCCTGACGCTATTGAATGGGGACGTGTGTGGTATAAGTTCCACTACGAGCATCCACCTGCCAATCTTCAAGACGATCGTTTTGGTGGCTATCTGGCGAGAAAGCAGACACATTTGCACAAGCTGGCGATGGTTATGGCAGCCGCGCAGAGGGATGAGATGGTCATTACAGCAGACGATCTTTCTCTTGCGAATTCGATGATTGATGCGCTGGAAGAGGACCTTCCGAAGGTTTTCGCGAAGATCGGTCGCTCGCAGGAGAGTGTACAGGCTGAGCGGTTTATCTCTTTCGTCGCTTCAAAACCTCAGGGTGTTCCCTATTCCGTCGCCTATCAGTTCATCCATGCTCACTTCCCCGATGTGAAGGATTTCGAGAACATCCTCCAGGGCGCTATCCGCGCCGGGTTTATCTCGATGGTGAATGAAGGAGGAGTGATAGTACTGAAACCAATCAAACAGGATAAGACATGATTACCAAGACAGACAAATATTGGCACTTCTATTTCTGTGAAAGATGTGAAGACACGCCAGCAGCTCTACTTGAGCTTGTAGAAAAATGCCTGAAAGAAGCTGCTCAGATGGGAGATATACAGTTTCTACGAGTCCCACTTACGATCGAGCATGAAAAGCTTTTTGAAGGCGGAACACAAGGCATAGTGTACTATCGCTTTAGCTCTGAAGCACCCCCTGAGAATAGAGAAGAGCCAGTCCTCTTCGGGTTTGGAGTTCAGAAGGCTTAGTTTTTCGCCCCCACAACCGGGCGCGTAGATCGCCCATTAAATGAGAACCTTATGCTATACACCATTATAGATGCACTTACCAAACCAGAACTTATTACTAAGGTAGTAGTAGCCATAGGTCAAGGTTGGAAACCTATTGGTGGCTTAGCTTTCTACAGTTCTCTCTCTGAAGAGGGTCATCATGTTTACTTTGCTCAAGCTATGATAAAGGAGTCTCTTTAATGTTCATCCGCCTTCATCACTACGAATCTGGAAAAGAGTTCCACATCCCTGCCAACGCGGTCCTCGTCATCTCCATTGATACCAAGAGAGACAAGAACAAGGTTTCCGGCGAAGTAAAAGAGAAGGAGGTCACTCGTGTCGTCACAGGCATCACGATGAGTAACCAGCAAGTGATCTTCGAAGTGAGAGAGTCGCCAACTGAAGTGGCGACCCTCGTCAACGAGATGCTCAACACGGCCGCTCGTGCGGCTCGAATGAACTGATCTACTCCGGCGTCCCAAGCTTCTGGTGCATCCAGTGTGCCAGCCACGCCGCGAAACCGGTCACCACTGGCTGCGTGATGATGGGAGGAATGCCCACACTCGCAGCCGGTGCTGCCACCAGTACACTCAGAATCCCGCCAAGAGTACCACCAACGGTACCTGCGACCATCGACGCTCCGGCATTCACGGTAGCCGGAACCGGATTCGGACTGTTCATTTCATCCTTCCTTCTGTGATTGAATAGTGATAGTGATCAAGCGGCGCATCCAGCCCCTTCCATCATGAGAGAACTTCTTGTTCTCCCCATACTGAACTCCTCTCTCCGCAAGAAACTCAATCAAGTTTCCCTGAAACTTCGCAAGCATATGTAGCGCTGTCGGCTGTCCCTCATTCACCGCGCAGTCGAACACGCTGATGGCCCAGGGCCAAGCGAGCTTATCGCAGTGGCAGCGCAGCCAGTAATCCCGGATATAAAGATTCTTCGCTCGCTCGAGCGTCATGTTCTTAATATCCTCATTCGGATACGCTCGCTTCGAAATCCCGTACTTCGTCTCACCACCAGGATCTTCCGGATCATTCACATATCCTGCCTCGATCCCGACAACGATCTGAAACGCTCTCTCAAAGTTGTCCGTCGTCATGTTCTTGTTCTCCTGATTTCTGCAAACGACCCTCAATTCTTCCCAGGACAGTACGAATAAATCTTAGCTCACTGTCCTGAGCATCAAACCTTTTTTCATTCCTCGTATGTCTCTCTTCTACTATCTTGTTCGAAGCCGTAATTGCCTCTTCGATCGCCGTCTTTAACTCCGCTCGTGTGACAAAGATAGATTTCAACGAAGCGATAATAGTTGCAGCCCCCGCTGATAGTCCTGCAAGTGCCGCCGTGATCCACCCTGGTAAATCAGGTCCTTGCTGACTCATTGGTTTCTCTTGTTGCCTCTTTAAGTATGATACCATAAAGCGGTACTGGTGTCCCAGGTGAAAGCCATACTCCTCTGTGCCGAGATCACCGCCGAAACTCCGTCTGCAACGTGGCTGGTCGCGGCGGCGGCGAAGGTAATTGAATTCGCAGATTCATTCACCACAATACACTGTTGTCCAGCCTTCACTCCCGCTTGCAGAATTATTCCTGTCACCGCACCTGCGGGCGAGACCCTTGACACAGGCGTGTTTGTCGTAGCGATTGTTCCGTTATTAGCAAGAGCAGGTGCACTGCTCGATTGCCCCAGATTCAATCCATTCGAAGCCGTCACTCCGTTCGCATCGGCGGTGAGCTGGACAACATAGGACCCGCCGGTCAGTGCTATCATGTTGATTGCCGCACCAGCGAGTGCACGGGCGAACAGGCCGAGCGAGCCGGCTATGCCGCCGGGGTTCAGCGGATCCGCAGCAACCTGCCAGAGTACAAAGTTATCCGCCGCCGATGTCGGATTGCTTGATGAAGACCTCCCCGTCTGCGTCTCTCCAATTGCACCAGCGAGTGTCGCCGTCCCTGCCCCCATTCCTACACCGGCGGAGAACTCAGCATGTCCATTATTATCTACTGTAAATACATCGCCTCCGGCAAAAGCTTTAAGACGTAACAGCGCGCCAACACTAGATTGACGGAGGACTAAGTCTCCATTCGCCCCATTTCCACCAGTCATATGTGGCACAACAATTATTGCACCTGTGGGAAATGCAGCACTGGTATCAGAGGGAAGATAGAAATACGGTACTCCATTTGTGTCGCTGATCTGCATCTGAGGATTCGAAGAATCTTGCGAGGCAGTGAACTTGTTCGCCAGCAAGCGAATCTGTCTCGCGATGATATCTACGATCCCGATCTGTTCAATATCCGTAGTCCCCGTGTGCGTCTTCGCGCAGGTGATATTCAGATGCGTTCCATCAACGATCGACCAGTTCGCAGAGGTGACGAACTCTTCGTTCGCGGTCCCTCGACCAATCGTCAGCCCCAATCCCGTTCCCACCGCGAACAGCGCGCTCGTCCCCGTCTTCACATTCGGGCGAATCTTGTTCGCTACGGTCACCGCTGAGATAGGAACGTTATTGTTAGCTCCTACATTCAAGGTTGTTGTCGTGGTGGCACCGACCCAGAGCTTTTCTAGATAAAGATCCGCTGGTCCATACGAGCGCATGACAAGATCATTTCCAAGAGGAAATCCTACACCACCAGAAGAGACATTCAGCGCTGGTGCAAGAACAGACCAGATAGAAATGGAATTTGAAAGCGCCCGAAGATCGAGAACTGGAATTCCGTTTGGGTTGGTATAGTTATCTGTGCCTGCATAGGTACCAGGGATTAGCACTGCTCCATTCGTACCAGCGGCTGTAATCGCTGCCTGGATATTCGCGTACTGTGTAACGTCGGTGAAGGTCACCGTCCTCTGCCCTGTCCCTCCATTCGCGACTTCATAGGGCGCGTCTGAGGTCAGATTCGCTCGTGCTTGTGCCTTCGTCGTCGCATCGCCGAAGATAGTGAACTTGATCGCATCAACTACGTTCAGCCATGCTGCGTTGATCGCCGGTCCTACCTTGTCAACAAAGTTCTGTAGTGCCATGATTTATCTCAGGAAATGATCCACGCTGGATTGAATGGAGTTCCTGGAATAGTGCATCCAGGTATTGCATAGGCAGGAATAGCCATGCGAGCTTGAAGAGTGCAAAAGGAGATAAAGGTATCCTCTTCGATCTGTGCCCATGGAGGGGTGATGACTTCCTTCACCCCTCTCGCAAAGTCTTGTGGCTGTCTCGGCTCATTATGCTCGGGGCAGCGAAATAATCCTTGCCAGTTCTTCACCAGCTCTGACGCCTTCCTTTTCCTCCCACACATCGAGCATGCAGCGTTCCAATCGCCGAGGAGAAGGTAATCCGCTCGACCTTTAATTGGTGTGCCCATCAGAACTCCATATCCTTTGCATAGCCATGCTTATGAAGTTCTTCTAAATCATCCTTCAAACGATCTCCGATATCCGTCCTATACATAACGTTACTGGGCCAGCGGATTTCATCCGCCACTTTATACGCCTTCTCTTTCGCCAGCCGCACTCGCGAGCCACTTCCTGTCACTACGAGAGGATAATTCCCAGCCGTTAGCATCATCGCGGCATTCTTAACCTTCCCTCCCACCGCTCGTGGCGCAAGCCCGTCCATTGCTTGTTGAAAGTGCAAGTGTTTCCAGTTCTGATCCGTGATCCCCTCAATCGGATACCCCGACCAGACCTTCGGATCGTCCTTGTACTTCGGATAATCCCCGTGAGTCATCACGATTCCCACAGCGACATCTGATTTAACCTTCAGCGAATCCCTTCCATAGATCAGATCCGCCATCCACTCTACAGGATCTCCTTGAAACACTTCGTAACGGATACAAGCGTCCGGCCATCCCAAACGCATAGTGAACTCGAGAGGATAAGGAATCCCACCAGCCACGATGCAATTAACATTACAGTCGCCAACAAAATGGATAAGATGAAGATAGTCCGTGATTGGTTCAAGGACCTCTCGAAAAAGCTTTGAATCTTTGACATGACGAATCACCGTTCCTTGCTCCCCGGTGTTCTCGCCGAGGTCGTCGTTGAGAAACTTCTTATGTTCGAAGGATTCCTCATAAACGCTTGACCAGCCGCCGGGGCCAAAGTAGCCCGCGATCCCGATTTCCACTCCCTTCACCATCTCCTGCATCATCAGCTGCCCGACGAACGTTCCCTCTTTCTTCCACTTCACCAGATGAAAGATCGCCTCATTCATATCCTTCGGTACGCAGGTCATCGACTTATCGCTCTCCCCTCCCCAAGGCTTCAGCGCATACGGCTTTCCTGTTTCAAGTATAACTTGGATAGCCTCATCTGGAGACGAGACGACTTGGTAAGGAGCTGTCGTAACTCCGTAACGCTCAAGGATTTCCTGACCCTTGCCTCGATCCAGCTCAAGCTCAGCCGCAGCCGGATTCGTTCCAAAGATTGGATAGCCCTTTGTAAAGTATTCATCGAAGCCCTTGGGATAGTCACAGTTACCGGTAAGGATGACAAGCTCGGCCCACTCCATTGACGGTTTCCACTCACGAGGCTTCTCCACACAGCCTGTCCCTACAGGATGCAGGTTCTCTATCCAGTAACGAACTTCATGTCCCGCCTCCTGCGCCCGCAGGACAATATCCATCCCGCAGCCCTCGTCATCGAGCATATCCATTACAAGGACTTTCATTCTTCCTCCGGAGCCTCGTAGTGGTGGCGAAGGTGTTTCTTGTCCGAGTGAGGAAGGTAGATCTCCCTCTCCTCCGGCGTCATCGCGTCGAGAAGCTTTTTCTGCTCCCTCCACGAAACCTTCCCAATCTGCTCGAACTGATAGATCGTCGCTGGTGTGGTCGATCGCAGGCGACGCATAATCTTCGCTCGATCATCCGAGTTCAATCCGAACTTGTCCGTCAGTGCCTCGAGCTTATCTCCGAAGCTCTCATCCTGCGCGTCATACGCCTTCTTCAATTGCCTGAAGTCATCCGAATACTGCGCGCGATCAAAGGGCGTCTGCTTCGGCGCCACGTACTTCCCATAAGCAATCTTGATCTGCGCTTCTGTCTTTGTATCCGTGATGAACTTTGGAGCAGGAGAGAAGCCGGCGAGGTTGAGGATCGTCCCCTTAACCGGCTCGTCCCCGACCTGCTCCTTTATAGCTTTCGTGGAGATAGGTTCGAGGTCGCTGAGAGTGTATGCAAGCTTTTGCTCAATATTCTTAAATAGTGGCGCATCCGGATCAGCAATCTCTTGTCCGTACTGATTCACTCCCCTCGCCCATTCTCCCACGAGTCCAATAACTCCCGAGCCTTTTGACATGACGAGATCTGAGAGGCCTGATACGACACCTTCATTCTCCATGTGTTTGTATAAAGATCCAAACTCTCGGGTGTAATACATAGTGTTGACTCGTTGAGGCGAGCCATCGGGATTCTGTCCAACAACTGGGAAGATGTAGTCGAATAAGGACTGAGGAGGCTTACCTGAGAGGGCATAGGTCATCAGCCCCCCGTAAGCCAGCGCAGTAGTTGTATACGCTGCGACGAAGAGAGGACGATCGAGATTCCCGCGTCGAACGCGAGCGAGCTTGTCGGATCCCTTGATGAATTGCCCCACGTCGAGAGCTCCTCCACCATATTCCCTGATAAAACCCATCTGCCATCCAAGGCTAAGTGTGTTCGCAACAGCGAGATCCTTAATATATCTCTTCCAGAACAGGGTGTCATAGCTCATTTCCCCATAACGGTTATCCACGCTCTTCGCGATCTTTCGGAACGCGAGCTGGCGAGCGAGCGGGCTATTCGCAAGACCCGGATCAGTTTTCAGCGCGAGCGCAGTCTGTCTGATATAGCTCGCGGCCTTCAGATTTGGAATCCAGTGCTCCATCAACGGCTTGTTGAGAGTAGAGAGAAGTGCCCAGGGCGCGTGCCACATCGCTTTCAACGGCTGGTGGGCGCGAAAAGCATTCATGAAACTCTTATCTGCGTTTATGCGATAAACGCTGGACATCTTCGGAGTAAACCCTCCCTCGATCATATTCTGAAGTGCCTGGACATCGTTCGCGGTCAGTGCGCTTTTCGGAACCTTCCCGTCCCAGACCTGTATTAACCGAGATCCGAAGCGAGGATTTTTAACAAGGCTTTCGTAGAGCAATCCGCTTTTAACAATCTGTGCAAACGCCTGCGTCGCCGACGTAGCACCCGATAAGAGACCTTTGAGTGCGAGCTGTATTGAAGCGGCATTGTCGATTCCTACTACGTGGAGAGCGTGGAAGCCTGAGAGAGCGAGTCGGATCGGCACAATCGCGTTCTTGAGGAACATTCCAGTTCGATACGCGTCGCCCCAGAATCCCTTTAGATTCCACAACGAGGTAGAGTCAAAGGCATTGTGCACGATCTGATAAGCATCGTTGTGAATCCAGTAAATATTACCGTCCGGTCCTCGTCGCTGGGAATATTTCAGTGGATCAACCTTCGTTCCCTTCCTCACTGCCAGCCCATTCGTTACGAGATCTTCCAAGATCCCTTTCTGCATATGCGCGATGTCGCTCGAATATTGACGAGCGAGCATTAACTCCTCAGGATTTTGAAATCTCGGCGTGAACCCAGCCTTCACCGCTTCCTCGTAGAAGGCGAACTCCCTTCCCTTCATAAACCCTGGATCACCCCAGCGCTTCCCGTACTTCTGCCCAAAGTAATCCGCGACTCCAGTTTCATCTTCGAACGAGTGAGTGAGATAGTTATCCCTAGGCTGATATTTGATCCCAGTCTTCTGGTCCTGAAGAAATATCTCGTGCGACCAGGTTCGATAAGCATCCGCAATCTTCTGGTACGCGGGATCCTTAAACTTCGCTCCTCTCTCATACCAGTTGATGAAATCCATCGCCTTCGATAGATTTCCCTGCCAGAAATTCAACCGGGCTTTTGACCCGGTTGCCCAAGCAGCTGTCGCGTGAACTTTCTCAGCGATTCGCGAGGCGATTATAGCGCCAGCGGTCTTCGCCGCATCGGAACGAGTCTCTGGCGCAACTGCGCGCAGAAGTTCGTCAACATAACCAGCCAACCGCGTAACGGTCGCCGAGGCTGCACGCCCGGGCTTGGAAATCTTGACCTGGCTCGCAAATTGCTGGAGCGTGATCGGCGCATCGACAGCATTCGGAACGACCAGGTTTTTGCGCGAGGACATCTCCTTCTGCGCTTTCATAATCGCTTCAGTCGTATGCATCGCTCGATGGAGGATCGGAGCCTCGTCGGCCTTGAGACCGAACATTCGGCGAAGAATGGCGGCGAATTTGCTAAACGCAGTGGTCGCTCCGCTCTTGATATTCGCGAGCTGTCGCTGGAACTTCGTGTTCGTCATTGCCTCGGCGACGAATTCAAGCGCATTCGTCATTCCGTAAGGACGATCCTTGACAGGAATGTTCTTAGCTATATCTGCTTCGTCTTCGAATTTAAGGTGTACATTTACCTCTTTCATCAACTGGTCAATTTCCTTTACCAGGGGATGATTTGGAAACTTTTGTATGAAGCGTACAGTCGCAGCATGAGTAAGTTCATGTACGAGCGCGTGTGTCATGAAGGGATTTGGGATATCCGCGCGGACCTGAACGTCATGAGTACCAGGGCGATAGAGACCACCATATCTATCGTGGAGATTCCCCTCTGAATCCTCGACCTTCTCCACAATCTTCACTGGGACGTTATCGACGTACTGGCGGAGTTTCTCGAGGTAAGGGCGGACGTAGCTCTTCTCTGCCGTTTGTAGAGAACCCTCAAGAGGCTTCACCTCCCTCGGCGCTTTTGAGATCATCTCGTCGAGAAGCTGGTGCGCTCCAACCTCCTCTCCCGAGATCAACGCACGCTGATAGGTTCCCTGCATTTTGTAGTGTAGGTCACCCCATTCCTGATAGGCTTGGGAAGGGACTTGGGTGCGAGGGCGAGCATCCTCGAGCGGATGATCCTGGTGAATCTCCTGCACCGTTTGCGCTACCTTCGCACTCGCCTCTTCCGGCGACACGGCTCGCACACGAGGTTTTCCGGTCGCGCTATCCGTTCCCACGACTTTCAGTCTCGGCTTCTCGATCTCTGGGCCAAGGACCTTCGGAGCCTCTCTTGTGATATCTCCCGCAGCTATAGCAGCTTGCTTTGCTTCTTCAACCTTTCCCGCCTCTCCTGCTCGCCCAGCTTCTCCTACACCTCCAGCTGCAACCTGTGCGCCTGTCTGTAGTCCGATGTCTACGAACTGGTTCAGTCCCTCGACCGTCCTTCGCACATCCTGCTTCGTAATCACCGCCCCATTTTTCGTCTTCAGCGGCGTTCCACTGAAGTGTGCTTCCCTTCGCTCCTCCGGAGTCGCCTCATCTGGAACCATCTCTTCGATCTTGTCGCCAGCGGCTTGGACAGCCTGGCGAACAGGGTGGGAAGCAAAGGTATCGACCGCAGCTTCCACTGGTGACCATATAGCTCCCGCGACATTCAGAAATCCTTCGCCCACTGAACTCATCTGACCCAGGATCGTCTCTTGCTTGTCCGCGTCAGCGAGATTCTGCTTCGCGTGAGCGAGGTACTCATTGGCGAGATCGGAGAAGTTCTTCCAGTACCCTGTACTAGGAATGCTGATCGAGGTCTTTGCCTTCGTCTCCTTCGCCTCCTTTTGTGCAAAGAAGTCCTTCGCCGAGATTGGACCATCAGCGCTCTGCGCTTGGCCGCCTGAGAAGACTTGTGAGGCTGGGATTGGCATCAGTCATCCTCGTCCGAGTCTTTCGCTGGCTCATTATCTTCATCCATCCCCTGCGCTTCCATCTCCGCCCGAGTCCAGAACTGGCCATCGCGATACACTCTCGGCTCGTTATCTCCGAAGTTCGGGTCGGTGTACCACTGATTTTCCTTCAACCCCTTTTGATTCTTCGGCATCTTCAAAGGTTTCTCGGGGTCACTCCCAGGCATCGCCTTCTTCGGCGAGAGTCCGGCGAAGTCGCCGCGAGTGAGTGCTTCTTGATACGCTCGACGAGCAGCGGCGCTCTGAGTCAGCGCAGGATTCTCTGCCATCATCTCCTTCGCTCTCTCTGCCACCGGACGAGCAAGGACACGAGCGTTCGCCATATCCTGGTTTGTGTCCACGTCAAAGTTCGAGGCGATCAGATCGGTCACGGACTTCAGATCGCTCGCGGTAGGAAGGCTTGCAGCTGCACCATGCTTTTCCAAATAAGCTGTCCGTGCATCAGCCTCTCTCTCCTGTGCTCTGATCAAAGGCTCTCTCGCCTTCGCGTCCGCAGCTTGTGCTTCAGCTTCTTTAGTCTTCGCCTCGTTTAGCTTGATCTGCGACGACTGAAGGATCGTGACTGCTCGTTGTCGTATAGAATCTGCAAGTTGAGGAGAAAACCGCTGGCCGGCGAAAGGACTCTTCTGCCCAGTCTCGAGCTGATATATCATCAGCGCGTTATCAAACGACTGTTGATCATGCACGTTCTGCATCAAGCTCGCTGTCATCTGCGCGTGCTGTTGCTGAAGCTTTGCCTGATTTTCTTGAACTGCTGCAGCGTTTTTTCGAATAGTCGAAGCTGAGTTCGCGTACTCCTTCGCCTGCTCTGGCATCCCGCTTTCAAGCGCGAAGTTCGCCAGCATATCCATATTCGAGGCCATAGACTCTGTCCTTGCTTCAACCTGATCTGCTATGGTCCCTCGACTCGAAGCCGTCGTCGCGCCTTGGAGTAGAGAAAGCATCCTTTGCTGTTGCTGAAGATGCATGTTCGCTTCCTTGATCGCGATGTCTCCAGCCGCGAGCTTCTGTGCTCCCTCCGCCATTTGCAGGTTTGTCAGCATCTGCTGTCGCTGATCCTGCTGCGCCTGCTGTTCGCCCGAGGCCCATCCCCATAGCTCGCTCATGTTTCAAACTCCTTAATAGCTGAATGTATAGCCACCGCCAGCGTCCATGGTTCCAGGCGAGCCGAACCCACTCTGCGAGCCCATATACATGTCAGCAGTAGTGAAACCTCCGTTGTTATTATTCTTGTTCATATAGCCAAGACTCGCGAGCAACTGGCCTTCTTGATTAAAGGCTGCGTTGTTCGCGCCAGTACTGGTGTTCAAGAGGTTACTATTTGGGCTCGTAGTCTGGAGACCAGAAAGGCTTGCGAGGAGAGAAGCGTATTGATTGAAGGTGTTCATCGCATAGTTCTGACCATATTGAGTCAGTGCGATAGCTTCATTCCCTGAGCCCAAGAACCCGCTCGCCCCCATCTCGCGAGCCACGGCATCTGCGCCCTGGTTGAAGTTGAACTCATATCCAGGCAATGCCTTCGTTTGATTCGCTGGGTCGTTGATCAGGTTATTCAGCAACGAGGCATATCCTTGCTGCTCGCTAAACTGTGTATCCGCCATTCCCTGAGCATCATTTTGAATACCTGTTTGCTGATACGCGTCGTAGGCACCAACGCCTGCGCTCGCTACAACACCTATTGCGGCAATTGCGCCTAATGGCATTTCTATCTCCTAACACAAACGATCAAGGATATTCTCTCCTCGCTCGTCGGATTAAGTACCCAATGAGGAAAGGCATTGTCGAACCAATAACACTCGCCAGGACGAGCATCAAGGCTCTCACCTTCAAAATTGAAGCTTTGACCTGGTGCGCTCGCGATCTGGATTATAAACTTTTCATAATACCGAGCGTGCCAGCCGCCATCTACGTGAGGATAAACTTGCTTGCCCGGCGGCACACGAGTGATAAGAACAGCGCCAATTTGTTTCGATCCTACTTGATCCGCGAGCTCGAGCGAGAGATCAATCACACTTGGAATCCAAGAAACAACAGGATACCACTCTGCCTTATGCGGTCCGTTGAACTTATTCCAGTCACCGTCAAAGTTTCTGAGAGGATTATATCTTGCCCAGATATCATCTACTTCTCTATGGGGAGAATGCTTGTATGTCCGAGTGCGAAGAGGAATCTGGTTCCATATTTCTGAATGCAAGGTGAGTTCTGAGCGTAACTGCTCTATCTCAAACCTCATATCCGTCATCTTCAGATGTTGTTCCGCCATTTCCTTAATCTCTTTACAATAGAGACTACAGTTCGCTCAATCTTCATCTCGACCAGATACTCCGCTCGCTCGCGATCGAAAGGCGTACCAACGATCTCATTCCACAGGACCTCGAGATAGTCAAGATTCCCGAGATCCTTGTACCGGATGGTATTCGCAGGAGTGATCTCGAGATTCGAGGTGAAGATCTTTTGATGAAGCTTCACATCGATATCATAGCCCATTTTCAGGCTTGACTGCTCGATCGATTCCCAGTCTCGCCAGAGAACATAGATCTTAACCTCCTTCGGTAACACGAGCGGATCCATATATGCGCTCGTATCGATCGCTCCAACAACATTCTCCGAGCGTTTACTCATCTGCTCCATCAATGGTTCCTCATTTGCAAGCGGCTCGTGAATGCAAAACGCGCCGGGCTGAGAGAGGAACATCGAGAGCCATGCGCTGCCCGAGCGAGGGAGAGAGTAGATGAAGAAATGTTTTTTCATGTTGGTGCTGTGTAAGAGGTGATGATGCCGTTCTGAACTGTCAGTGAACCGTTTGTTCCTCCAGCAGTGATCTTCGCAAGCACTACGGTGGTGCTGATTCCGCCGCTAAGAGCATTGAAGATATTTCTGAACCAACCGCTCCATGGACGGCTGAATACGTTCGGCCCGCTATCACCTGTGATCGGTGTCGAGCGTGGTGGCGGATTATTAAGTACTTCGCTCATAGCGTCCCTATATCCATCTGCATGTCCATGTCACGCAGGCGGAAAGTAGTAGCTGCCTGGTGCCGAATATGATATGCACGGCGCTCTTCGAAGGTTCCACAATTTGTCAGTCTAGGCTTTTTCCTACTCAAATCGACTTCACGAAAGTTCGACCAGGTAGTAAAGTCATCATCACTGAAACGCACCTTGATCTTTGAAAGTCTATCTCCGTAGAAGTACAAAGTCTTGAGCATCTTTCTACGAGCGACGCCGAAATCTAAGTTCGGAGTATAGATATCAACCGGGAAGACATTACCATAGTCGGTAGGAAACTCATAGTCACCATCGAGCTGATAAAGATTTCCGTTCGAATAATGCTGGGCGAGATGAATACCTGGTTGGAAGTTCGAGCCGGAAAGAGCAGAAGGAGGGAAATAGGTCATCGACGACATTGGCCAAAAGTTCCCATTTACATCTGTCCACTGATACCAGAGCTTTTGGTCAATGTCGTAGACAAGGGTGAGATTCAAAGCAAGCAAACTAATCCCATAGAATCTATGACCTCCGTGTTTGAGCACCCAGGTAATTACTCCACCATTAACTGAAGGATTTACGCTTGCGCCTGTAAAGGTAGCATTATCGAGCAGTCTTTCAACTGCTGGACTAGAAACGATCTTCGGCGTCAGGTTATCCATCTGGACTACCTGAGGAGAGACAGTCTGGTTCGAGGTTATCCAGAGTACAGTATTGTCTATTATCTGTACGCTCGAGCCGATGAAGCCTCCATAAGGAAGCTGAGAATCAGGAACAGGACCGAGCGGAGATCCAGTTGGATTACCCGCATCGTAGAACACTTGAGCAGTCCATTGCTTGATCGCGATGACATAAGTCAACTGTTTTACAAGTCCAACTCCAGCATCAGAGTTCGAGCTCGCGCTGATAACATTTGTGCCGCTCCACGTAACTGCGTTATTCTGCCCAGCAGTTCCCCAGATCTTCCCCGCCGTATCCATGATGTAAAGGAAGCCGTCGAGGTAGACCCAACCAGGAACAAAGGCAGTGGGGAAGTTTACGTCTGTGATCTGCGCGAGCGCTACAGTAGAAGGAGTAAAGACATATCCCTTAACCCCATTCCCTAGAACAACAGTTCTCGGATTGCTGTTAATAGTCTCAAAGAAGTAGGGCGCTGTACCATCCACCGCGCCGATTAAGATGGTGGAGAAATGAGGGACTGGAACAGAGACTATGCTGGTGTAGTAGAGAGATCCGCCCCAAACTGAAAGTACGCCGGGGGTGAAGAGATCGTTGAAGCAATAGGAACCTAGACCAGCCGATGCTGTGCCGCTGGCAAAAGGAGTAGGACCAAGCCCTGGTCGCTTGTACACCCAATACGCTTGATCTTCTGCATCGTACTCCGCAAACGCATTAACCAGTCTAGCATCTTTTGTGAGCGGAGGAGCAGTCTGGGAGGGAGTGATAGCCGCACGAGCTTGGAGACTATTGACCAGCGGCCATCTCTTTGGCGCACGAGTAGTTTGTGCTTGCGGGGGCGGCTGGACTTGTTCCTCTGGAGTGCTCATCGGAACCTATTCCCTACGTACTGTTGACGTGAGTCGGGCTGGAATAGGGTCGATGCATCTTCAACGTCCCAGCCGTCGATGATCTCCTTATACTGCTCCGCATGTGCAGCACACTTCGTTTGTACAGCAATTGGCTGACCCTGGGAGAGCTCATGTCCGAGCGCCCAGCCGAGATAAAGGAACCACTCGGGACCGAACTGCATTGTATCAGTCAGCCCGACGACGTTCGGTTGTTGTTGCTGGACAATGATATGTACGCTGCCCTGGACTGCGATTGCGTCAGGGGCGAGCCAGAGATAGAGGTTCATCGTTGAAACTTGCTTGTCAACGAAGAACTGATTGATTGTGCCCTGTTGAGCAGTAACACCAGCTTTCTTCAGCGAAAGAATATCCCACTCGTTGCGAGAGATCTGGAGAAGTGGTCGGTCGATGAAGTTACTGTCGCGATAATAACCCTCAATGATCCTCGTCGGCCTGGTCATCACGACGTTGCCGGCGGAGCCGAGGGTATAGAGATTTGTACCCTGGACGAGTGGAGCGAGAGCACCACTCTCTGCGCCGACGTAGATGTCACTCTGGAGCCAGAGACGCAAGCCCTCTGCTTGACGAAGGTTCACGAGATTGTTCAACCTTCGCATACCAAAGGCAAGCTGCTCGCTGTCGACATCTTGCCCTTGCTCGATATAACCCGCGTTCGCATAGGCGTCACAGATCACAGCGTAAGGTGTGTTGAGAGCTGGCGATGTCATCGGTCGAAGTCCAAGACGAGGAAGAACGAGCGATTTCTCATTTGCCCAAGCTCCTGGTTCGCGAAGGGATCGAGATAAAGCTTCACGCCCCCAACAGGAAGTGCGTGATCGAAGCGGATCGAGTTTCGAGACTCCATAGGAAGCCAGATCTCTCCCCGCTTCTTACACAGGTAAATCCCCATCTTCTCTTCGATCAGCCAAACGAGCGAGGATAGTTTGAGACCTTCCACTTTCAAATCGATCTCGAAAGGCTCCGCCTCTGGTTGGGTGAACCCCCAGACGTTGAAAGTGACATTCCTCTGACCGCTCGCTCGCTGGCTGATCTGGATGCTCATCGTCGCTCCTAGCGCTCTTTCTGTACCATGTGGAAGTCCACGGTCATAGTGCATGCAGCCGCTGTCGATCCGTTGCTCACTGCGAGCGTTGGGGAGAGAACGGCTTGAGTGTACATGACCGGGTTGACGAACGACGCTCCCGTCGGGGTTACTCCCTGAGGAAGATAGTTGTAATTCGCCATCACAGGGCCGAGGACAGGGAGAGAAGAGACTCCCGCCGCGTTCACTGCGCCCGAGCCACTCTGAGGAATCCACCCGACGAGCTGAGACCCTACGTAGATTCGCAGGTTCTGATACCGGTCGAGATAGAAGGCCAGGTCGATCGACGTACCGGCGACCAGGTTGTAGGCAGCGGTGGGAATATTATAGGTCGTTGTGAATCCCGTACCGCTTGGTGAGTTCGCGTTCGATGCAATGCTCAAGAGCTGGAGCTGCGTGCCGCCAGCGGCCTTGTAGAAGAACACACCATCAGTGACAGACTGCGCGCCCGTAGTAAACGGAGTCGCAGTAATCACACACATACCGGCGATGAACGCCTGAGTCGTGACCGAGGTGTTCAGCTGAAGGCGAGTGAGGTAGAAGAACTTCTTCGCACTGGTCGAAGTACTGGGCGGGTTGCTCCCGGTTCCAGGAAGAGTGAAGCTGCCGGCAGGTAGCTGAAGAGATTCGAAGTTGTTCGCCACCGCACCAGTGGTGAAAAGAGCGAGACCGCCATCACCGCTCGAGTGCGCGACCGAGCCAGCGCCCGAGCTTGTAATGGTGTAGATGCCCGTCGCACCGAGCTGGTTGTCGAAATCGTCTGCGAACTGGTGGTAGAAGAAAGGATTTCCCATACCAGATTCTGCGAGAGGGCCATACGGGGGGTCAGTAGTGAACCCCGACGTTAGCCTCTGCGGCGGCTGGGACGCTGGAAACTGTTGCAATGCCATGAGAACCTCCGCGTTTACCGGCCCCACAACAGGGCCGGTTTCACGCCCGAAAAACGATTAGGGCCCGTTCGATCCAAGGATGCAACGCGGGTCAGTGTTTCCGAACGAGACTCGGAAATACGTCGCCGCCTTCGCATTCTTCGTGTCGAAGTCGTTGTCCTGATCGAAGGTCGGATGATCACGCCAGAACATCTGCATTCCGTTCGGGCAGTTCGTCCGAGTGAACCACGCGTGAGGCGAAGAGAAGTAGTGGTTCATGCGGATTCCCTTGGGAAACGCACCCACTGCTTTCAGCGCATTGATATCGTTGTTCGCGGTTCCGCTCTGGAGAACGCTCTTCAGAATTCGATGAGCGTTGTAGAACTCCTGACGAGGGATGTGCAAGCTCATCGGGATGATCGAGATGAACAGACCACGATCGGTCTGCAGACCCATTGCCTGGATCGAGATATCCTCGAGCGAGGCCTCGAGTAAATCCGCACCCGACCCAAGGGCGTTCGAGAACGTGCCTCCAGTCGTATTCGGATTCGCGTTCGACACGAGCGTCTGACCGTTCGCGTTCAGGTAGATCGCGCCGGTAAACGCGTCGTTGTAGATCGCCGCGCCCAGATTCTCCAAGGTCTGTGAGACCGAGAATGCATTCGCTCGTGCTCGATTCATCGCGACCTTTTCGTACAGGTTGTCTCGAATCTCCTCCCACGTCACGATGAAGCCGAGGCTGTACGCGATGTGGGTGTAGGTCGAGATAGGTCCCTGGGTCTCGCTGTCGTAGGTGACCGAGCCACCTTCGGGCTTGATATTCGCCAGGCCGAATCCAGTGACCTGCACATCTTGCTCGTATGCCATCTCTGAGTCAAGGACGTCGAACAGGTCCGAATACTCGATCGGATGCTCGTCGTACATCTGGCCCCAGACTGCATGGACGCCAGGCCACAGCAGTTTTGGATGAGCGCCAGTAGTGATTACGCCGCCAATTGCCATTTTCCTCTCTCCTGCGCCGCAGCGCTATTAGATCGCCGCCGGACGCGAGGCGAAGACGTGGTTATTGATAAGGACTTCCCATTTCTGGGCGCCCCCTCCGGTCGATGGATTCGTGACGAAGTTGTTATCGATCCGACGGCTGAGCCGCATTATCTTCAACGCGATCGTCGCAGTCGTGCCGTTCGCATTGCCGTTGTCGAGCGTAGTGCCCGACACGAACACTCCTGTTGCGGGAGCGGAGTAAAGGAACTGCGCGTTGCGACCGACCGCGCTCTTCGTCAGATTCGTCCCCGCACCACCCTCTTGGATTTCGTAGATGATATTCGGGTCGTCGGAGACGAGCGCGTAGTAGTTCTGTGTCTGCGCGCCGGAGGGACGGAAGATGGTCGAGCCGAGGTTGCCGACATTGAGGTACGGACCTGCGTCGGGGAACATGGCGCTGTTCGCGCCGACGGCGACAATCACTCCGAGGATAGAGGCACCATTAGTCGCGAGCGTGATCGCCGGAATGCCTGCGGCATCAGCCGCAGTGGCACCACCGCCGGCCACGAGGGAAACGAGATCACCTACGTAGAAAGGGTTCGTGTTCGCAGCGAGAATTGAGTAAACCTGGCCCTTTCCATCATAGTTTGCCCCGTTTAGGTACTTGATGGGAGATAGGCCAGATGGTTTGTTTGGATTCACAAAAGCCATTTGGATCTCCAGGGGCGCCTAAGCGCCCCATCACAGTTTGTTAAAGACGACTACCTCGCCCGATACGCGCCTTACGTACTGGACGATTCATGAGAGGAACAAACGTACCTTTTGAACGGAAGCTCACATCCTTAGTGTAAGTCAGCTGACCGGAGTCATTGACCTCACCATCTTCACCAAATATCTTCTCACCTTCGAACACGCCACTGAGGCGCTCGGTATTCTTCAGCATCTTCGCTGCCTGGTCTTCCTTGAAGAACTCGATCGGGAGCTTCATCAGCACCAGACGCTGCGGGCGACCGTCAGCATCCTTCCCGCCAATGATGCTCACTCCGGAGCCGAGATCGGTGTTGCCACTTTCCCTCGGATTCCCGGCGATCGTGATGCGATTCAGTCTCGCATCTTCTTGCGTGACGAAGTCATAGTGACCATCGCAATACGCCTTCGCCACGTTCTCTTCCTTGAACCAATAGAGGCGCCAGCCAGGTATCTCCTGGACTTCCAGTCGCTGCTGTGGCACATCCATTGGAATACGCTTGCGACTGCGGGTCAGGTGTCCAAACCCCGCGATCATCGAGGGCGAGCCGTGAGCGCTCGCAGGAGAAGGGGGTGGAATCACTGAACTCGGAGCCTCTTCAATCTTCCCAGCATCAGTCCGCTGCTGAGCACGAAGGTTCGCCAGGAGTTCTGCACTCATTGTCGGGTCAGTCATCTCAGTCCTCCTGCGCCTACGCGCTTACCTTTTCCGCATACGCTTTTCGCCACTCAGCTTGCGTCTTATACCGCTTGCCAGGACCGACGAAAAGTTTCTCTTGCCGATCACAGATCGCCTTCGCTTCAGGAGGCAGGGAGTCATAGCTCGGGCCACCGCCCTTCCTCCCACCACCTCCACCTTCCGCACCAGCGCCAGCCGAGCCTTCTACCTTCGACCGCCCCCGCGATTGCGGAGCGCCAATGCCCAACCGCGTCCGCGTTCGCTCGGCAGTCAAGGCGAGTTTCTCGGCGAACGACAGTCCTCTGGTCTCCGGGTTCGATCCGATCTCGGCGGAGATCGCAGTCGCCGCTCCATGTGCAGCCGCGTCGAACTGCGGGCTGTTCACATCGTACCAGGGATTGTCGCGAAGGAACTGCATGAACTCCGGGCTGCGAGCAAGGTCGCCCACCCGATTCGCGGGAGTCCCCTGGCCATTTCCCTGTGCATTTCCCTGTGCATTTCCCGGCTTCGCTTTCGCGGCCAGTTCCGCTCGCTCATCCCTCGCTTCATCGAGCTGGCTCTCCAGCTCTACTTCCTGCTCGGGCGTCCCGTTTCGGCGGACCTCGGCGAGCTGGCGACGAAGTTGCGCAATCTCCGCGTCCTTCTGTTTCAGCGCGTCGGTCGTGGCGAACTGTTTCAAGACCGTGATCGACTCAGCGCTCTCGGCGAGTTGCGAGCGCAAGGCACTAATCTGCTGGCCCTGTTCCTCAACCTTCTTGAACAACCGCTTCCGGTCTGCTTGCATGTAAGGGAGGATCGTCTCGCCTCGCTTCATGTACTCGTCCGCCGGGACCCAGTTATCCGGATTCCCGGTAAACTCTTCCTTCGGCTTCCAGCCAAGCTCTTTCGCCTGAGCTTCAACATTCACTTCTTGTTCCTCACTCATCTTTCATCTCCTTCTTCTCCCTCCGCTCTACGCGAGGAGGAGCCTCAAGTACTTCTCTCTTCGGCCAGTCGCTATCGCGGCGGCAGTACACGTCGTCAGCATTTACCATTCGGTAGGGCATTCCGTCCTTGCCTACCACGATGGCACCGGCGAACTTCGAGATCACCACCATCTCGCCAGGAAACGCGCGGGGAACCGGCTCGTCCATCCAGGCGCTCGGCCCGATCTCCACAATCTTCCCAATCGTCATGTTCATCAGCTCTTTATTCCTCTGATCCTCCGGAAGCTGGATGATCGAAGAGAGCTGAGACGCGTCGGGCTGGATCAAGATCGCGTGGCCGAGCGGGTGCAAACCCGTTTCGTTCACTCCTGGCTTGATCGCGTGGCGCCACCGAAAGCCCTCGAGGGGGATGCTGCGGAAGGGGATGCGACCCCAATTGTAGTCCTTCTTGAATTGCGCGTCTTCGAATTCCTGTACTGTCGTGCGCACAGGTTCAAGGGCCTGGTTTACTGCACGCTCATCGTGCGTTACCTCGAGGTCCCATTGAACTTTCTCCCTCACCGGCGTCGTCATCACTAAGTACCTCCTCAAATTGCTTGTATTCCAGGCTTTGAAGAGCCCGAAGTATTGTCATTTCGCCAAGCGCTCCCGCACTCATCACCGCAGTCTTGTGCGGATCTTCGTGCTGGAATTGCCCAGCGGCCCATTGATCTTTCAGGCTTTCTGCCCACTTACGCAGGAACTCCTGAAACGCCTCCGTTACCGGATGGTGGAGCCAGTCGCTGAGCTCCTCCTCCGTCGGAATTCTTCTCACCTTCCTCTCCTTCGCCCATCGAGGCTAGAGTTTGAAGTTGCTGGTTAAATAGCTCGTCCCTTCCACGCAAGTGTTCGAGCGTTAACTCGAGCGCTTTCAGTCGGTGCTCCGCACCCTCGGTCTTCGCCTCGGCGCTGATCTTCGCAGCCTCGGCCATAGTCTTGATGATATTCGCCCGAGTCTCTGCTTGGTCGGTCATCATCTGAATTCGGAACTTGAACAAATCCGCTTTGATCTTCGCCATAGCGATCTGAGCTTTCTGTTGCTCGACCATGACCTTCGGATTCGGCAGGGGACCAGTCTTCTCCATTCCTGGGAAGATCGCATCCTGGCCCTCAACGTCCAGCGCGTCGAGCCACCGACGAGTTACCTCATCACGATCATAGCCCGGCGTCTGTACGCTGTCCTGTTTAACCGCTGTTGCCTGAGCAATGCGCATCGTAGTAGACGTAACATTCGGATTAGCCACTGGCGCGATTTGATCGGGGGAGCCAAGATAATCCTCCTTTCGAATAAAGTCCGAACCCTCACCAAACTTCATCACATTCGGCAGGTACCTGCGATTGATGTTATAGCGCTTCTTGAACTCCTGCTTCATCGAGCGCCAAACGCGCTTGAAGATCATCTTGTAGGTCTGCTTCCCCTGTTCCTGCATTCCTTGATAGGTCTGTGCTGGGGTGTTCTGTCCAGGATTCTCTCCGATCTGCGTGTCCGTCGTCCCCGCGATCCTGTTCGCGTAGTCGATCAAGAGGGAGATAAGGGAGAACATTACCTGGGACGGCTGACGTTCAGGGAAAGGCACAAGGTTTTTCCTGAGATCGTCACCCGTACTGTCGACTCGCTTCCATTCCCAGGGAGCCATTGTATAGACGCCTCCCCGGATCTTAGCCCCTCGACCAAGAAAGCCGCCAATAGAGTTCTGCATTGTTCCGTGGTCAAGGAGCTGGTTAATTCCGCTATTAACTGCTTCGTTGATTGGTCCAAGGAAAATGCCGAAACCGAGGTCATAAATAGATCCGTCAGGTGAGGGGATGAAGGATATCTTCGTGAAATACTCGGTGGGAGTGATCTTGATAATCTCGCCCGAGTGGTTTCTCTGGATCTGTGACTTGTCATCAACTCGAGCAACCAGGCGAAGAAGGCACTTCGAAGTCATCTCGATCGTCGCTATGTAAGGCTCTTCGTAGCCATCCTGATCGAGATCGAGCGCAACATGCTGTTCGAGGATGATGTAGGCAGTGGCCTTATCCGGCTGTGCATTATGCACGCCCTGGCGGAGGTCTTTTCCTGGTTGATCTGGCACCGTGTTCGTCGGAGGCTGGTTGAACCACGGCTCCTCTCTCACGTCCTTGTAAGTCTTCTGCATGATCCGCTCATATATCTTGTTCCGATACATAGGGATCACATGAGTCTTCCGTGCGGCATCTTCAATCGACTTCGCAGAATAGTCGACCACCAGGTCGCGGGCCATCACCAGCTCGTCAACTGGATAGCCCTTCGACGCGTCGAAGTACGACTTCATGAAGTTGCAGCCGACGATGGCGAGGTTGATCAGCATTCGATCATGCTGTTCTTCCCACGCTTCATCTTCTTCAAGAACCTGCCAGGACATGTGACGGGAGATTCGCTGTGCACGCTGTCTCACCTCTCCCTGGTCGCCCCCGATCACGCGATAGCGAACAACCCGGTTGCCTTGCACAATCTGGGGATATGCTTGCGCGCTGAACTGCAGCGCACCAATGGTGACGAGCGGGAAGACGACGTTCGAGCATCCCGGCCACGGCCAGCTCTTATCCTTCTGCACCTGCATCGCAAGGTCCATCGCCGCTTCCATTCGTCGCTCCCATACGGAGCGAGACTTCTTGTCCCTATCATATCCGTCCCAGATCCACACGCCGATACGCTGAAGCTCGTCGGGAGTGAAGCGATCGCAGAGGTTTGAGGCAGCAATCGTCTCCTCATCATACTGAATGACGGTGTCGAGTTTCAGCCAGGCTTGCTCGGTTTCGCTCACTCTAATACCCCGTCACTACTGATCGCCCGTGATCGTTCGAGCGGAGGCGTTCGGCCTCGGCTTCAAACGCTTCCTCTTCTTCAGTCATCGCGTCATCATTCTCTGGATCAACTGCGTTCTCCCAGGCGATGAACGAGGTCGCCCCGGCGTCGAAGATGTCGTCGAGCATTGCCTCTGCATCGCCGGTGAAGAGGAGCATTTCTTCTCGAGCCTCAGGGAACCATGAAGCCTCGGTATCCCATCGAGTCATCCCAGCCTTCATCCTCCGCTTCATCGGCTGGCCACGAGTCTTTTTATCACTCACCGGCGTGAATTCCTCGAACTCCAGTGCGATATCCCGCTTTTGCATGACCTTGAGAAGCATCGGCTTCATCACCAGCCATTCCTTCCCCTTCTCCACAGAGAAGACGAGATCGGGTCCCCAACGCTTCCAGATGGAGAAGAACTCACCTTCGACGTAGTCCGGAGCGCTCTCATCCCTTGATTCGCTTCCAATGATCTCCAGCGAACTCATCCGCCCGACCCGGATATCTACGATGTGATTGATATTCGCGGTGTCCTTTCCATTCACGAAGAAGCACGTACGGTTCGCGCTGTTCGCCACGGACGCAGCGAAGTCTACGCCTACACGATAACGCTTGAAATACTCCCTATCCGCCTCGTTCATCGGGAGGAACCATTCGGAGCGAAGGTACTGGTCGTCGTTGTCATGAGGATCATTCAGGTACTCTTGCGAGTACCCCGCGCTATCTCCCTCGTCGATAAACTCTTGCCTGATCGCGCGGAGGCGAGCTTCGGGGAACTGCTCAGGCCACAGGATCTCGGAGAAGTCCTGAAAGGCCTTGTGCGCCCGGTAGCACTTCGAATTCCACGAGCGATTCCGCATCAAGCGCATCAAGAGAGAGTCTTGATGCAGGATGGTTCCGTGGACTCGTATTCGTCCACCACGACGAAGGGCTTGCTTGCACGCGCGGAAGAACCAGCGACGGAACTTCTTCCTCCGATCCTTGTTTTCCACCTGCTCATCGTCTTCAAGGTCGTCTCCAACGATGAGGCCAGGTCTACGCCCTCTCCATTTGGTACCGCGAATCTTCTGCTCTGCCCCACGAGCCACAATTCTAAACTGGTGTCCGTCAGTGCACTCAACGATAATATCTGACTTCGTGTCCTGGATGAAAGACTTAATGTGGAAATCACGAATAAGATCTTCATTTTCGTGCAGCTCGTTCGAGATGTCCTGGAGATGCTCAATCGCCTTCTCCTCGCTCGCCCCGACGAGGATGATGTAGGACTCGATCCGAAAGCAAACGTTCGCGAGGATGTAATCGTGAGTGAGCGCTGTGGACTTCGCGTGCGAGCGAGGAGCAGCGGTAGCGCACGCGGGATGGTTACTGCAATAACGCTCCCAACATTCGCGATGGAACTGCGGCGTGGGCTGTGGATTGTCGTAGCGAGGAGAGAGATAAGCCCCGGAGAAAGCCTCAATCCGCTTCGCCGTGAGGGCGATTCGGATTTGCTTCTGAAGCTCAGGGCTTTGCGCAGCAGTCACGGGAGGTCCGGGATGATAGCGAGATAGCCGCGGAGAATAGGGCTCTGACCGGAGAGGAGTGCTACCTTTACACTCACCTCATATATCACTCCCACCACACCGTTCTGGATAAGTACGCTGACAAAGGAGCCAGAGAAGGATGAGGACAAGATAATCGCACTCGGGTTCGCGTCGATGCCCGAGTAAACGCTCGCAGTCACACTCGTGATGCTTGAGATCGAGTCGGTCGAGGAAGCGAAGAGGGAGAGGAAATCGAACTGGGAATAGAGAACAGTCTCCCCCTGAAGCTTCGGCGGCAGAATGACTCGATTAGCCATTAGGAGTGCAGCTCGCCCTGAAGGACGCTCAAGCGAGCGACTGCGTTCGCAGAGAACACTCCGGTCGAGCCAATGGTGATAGCGTAGACGGGAGAGTTGAGGGTGAGAGCCGTTCTCGCAGTAATCGCTGCACCGTTCGCTCCGATAATCTTATCCCCGGCGGAGCCAGCGGTGACCACCCTTCCTGTCCTCGCATTCACATTCTGCTGTGCGATGGTCTGAGAAACGGGAGAAGTGACGGTGTAGGTCGTCGCGTTCGTCACGCTGGCAACAACGCCGGTGAGATTGAAGGGCGCATCGAGGGAAACATAATCTCCGACCGCGAGCCCGTGGCCAAGACCGCCGCCAAAGGCAGCAGGAAGGGGTGGGCCGTTATCAATCACTGTGATCGTAGTCGTGGTCTGTGAGGCCGAGACCATGTGCGCCATACCGCTCGTGATGTCGTCGGGGACGTAGAAGAGGGTGAGCGGATTCGCCCCCGCGTTGTCCTGGGAGATCAAGAGCGTGGCCTGAAAGGGCACTGGATAGGGGTCGGTCTTCAGCCAGGGAGCGAACTGGCCAGAGGCCGTGAAGTTCGCTGCAGTCATCAATGTCCTAGCCACGCTTCTTTACCCCCTTCAAAGGGCCAGGACCACCGCCCGCCATCGCCATCTGATCATGGCCGCGTACAGGGTTCGAGTCCGTGGCCACGGGCTGGTGGACCTCGTAATCCTTGCGAATGAAGGGCGAGGACCCACCGCCGTGGTAGTTCGTCGGAGCACTCGTGCCGATTCCCGCGTTCCTGTGCTGTTTTCCCGGAAGCTTGTTCGTATGTTCGATACAGGCCCGAGCGCTCTTCGAGGGTTCCATCCCTATGATACACGCCCGAGCATACTTGGACTTAGCCATTCTCATTCTCCTCGCCGACATCGACGAAGTCATTCACCGGGCGCTTCTTGTCCAAGAGCTTCTCAAGGTTCGCGCCGAGGACCTCGAGATGATTTTCCACGTTCACATTCACAGTCGGTCCCTGATCCTTCGCCCCATATCCTGCCGCGCGAGAAGAGAGCTCAAGCGCACGTAGGGCGAGCTGGTCGGGGATCTGATGAGTGGGGAGCGAGAGCTTCTCGAGCAAGATCTCCTGCGAGCGAAGGATCATTGCCTCGAAGTTCAGCTTCACATTCGCTGCGATCACAGGATCGACAAGGGCCTCTCGTCGCTTCGCCATCTCACTCTGAAACGCGTCGGAGACCATGAGCTGGCTCAGATAGCTTGCACTGTAACCAAAGTGTGCAGCGACTGCGTTCTGTGTGATCCCTGGATTGGAGAGGACGAAGTCGATGATATCCTTGTGCGTGTAATTGATTCCGTTCTTGAGCGGAACACCTCGAGCGGTTGGGACGAGACTCGTGGGTGAGGGAGAGGGAGCGCCCGTGTAGTCTCCCTGCGAGGGCTCGCTCAGAATCCGCTCGAAGTCGAGAAACTCGTTCACGCGACTCTCACTTCACTGAGATAGTGACAGAGATAGTAACGCCGCTCGGACTTCCTGGGATAAGGGCACAGACGGTAGGGGATGGGGCGGAGGTAGTACTGGTGGCGCCCTGTGCCTCGGTGGCGGCGAGTGTGAAACAGTTGCCAGCACTTGCACTGGTCACAGTCGTAGTCGTTCCCGTGAGTCCGGTGGCGACCTGGACGAAAGGGCCATTCGCTGGGCCCTGGAAGAGGGTGTACGTGAGCGCCCCGCTGATCGCGCTCCCGTCCGTGTTCTTGGTCGGCGCGGTCCAGCCCAGAACGATGTTCTGGGTAACTGTTTGGGCGAAGGCGAGCGTGCTGAGGGCAGCAAGCGCAAAGATAACGAACAGAGCTCGCAACACGACTGATTGAAGTGAGCGAAGAATAATCTTGTTCATGCTGGCACCCATTTTCCGTCTCTTACGAAGCCATGATATCCGCAGTGGCAGAGGAAACTCGGTACAAGGGTAAGGGGCGCGCCTGGTTCGGAGGCCACACTCCAGGTATGTCCAGGGGTAGCGTGCCTGGAACCCTGAATCCAGAACGATCCTCCACACTCTGAACCATCAGACCTTGGATGGAATATGATTCCTCCAGGGCATCTGGAATCCTCGGAATCAGTCGCGTACCACTCAATCCTGTGCCCTCCACCAAGGTCAATCGGCTTGCCGCCGATCACTTGGGGGAGGGCTGGAGAGGGCCCTTCGGCGTGCTCTCGTTCGTCACCGACCCGCCGCCCTGGGAGAGGGTCACGGGGGCGGGAGCACTCTCAGGGACTCCCATAATCTTCTTCCACCAAGAGTGGAAGTGAGCGAGGTACTTCGTACCGTCGTGAGCGAACTGCGTGCCTGCAATCGCGTGCACTACGTCGTGAAGTTCGTGAACGATCGAAGCAAGTTCCGCTGGGGAGCGAGAGGAGAAGTCGGCGACTGATGTCTCGCCTCGCTTCGCGAGCGACTCGACCGCTTGCTCAAGCGCTTCGATCCTTGGATGCAGGTTCTCGTTAAGAGAAGCGAGAAATATCTTGCTCTGATCTTCTAGACTTCTCACCCGCTGGAGAAGGTCTACCAGTACTTCCGAGGAAGTCTGTGTGCTATCAGAAGATAGAGTCTGGCTGGGGGCCTGTGGCCCCGAGGTTTGTTCTGTCATGACCCTTTCCTTTCGCGCCTGCGCGCGAAACCCGTTTGGCGAGCTAGTTATCGGACCTGGAACCTTAGCCTTCACGCGCGAAAGCGCGGGGCCAGGGTTCGTGCGCCCGCCGATCATTGCATAGCTAACGGCCACGGTCAACCCAGGAATGGATTTCAGGAGAGAGTTTAGTGGGCGATAAATCACAAAGCAGCGCAACCGCGAAGGGGCTATCTCCCCGCGCGCGGCGAACGGCAGTTTTGCCCCCCACCGCCTGGGATTATGTTCAGCGGGTCCCTGCCCAGGCAATCTCTGCCAAGGCAGAGATCGAGCGGGCGTCGGATTATGTAATGTCAAGGGGGCGCGAGAGCGCCGGCCTGGGAACATTTATCGATGGTCGGGGGCTTGACGCGCGGGGCGCGGTGTGGTGGGATGTGCGGTGTGAGGTGCGGGTTTACCGGCCGCACAACGTGACGTGTAAATGGTCCACTAAACTCCGAGGTGCCCTATGTCTACCCTTCGACTCTCGCGCCCATTACGCAAGGACCGATTCAATCGGTACGACTTCAGCACGCCATTGTGCCACAGCGTTGCACGCCTACAACGCACCATTAGAGCGCGTGTGGATCGCATTCTACCCGATGGGCATGTTCACGCAAAGGGTCGGATGATTCCCATAACCTACCGTTGACACCCTGCAGGACCCATGCTATCGTGGGTCCGACAGGTTGCCAATGGTTGGCACCCTCGGGCAAGGCCCGAACAGGAGTTGACATATGAGCACTGAAAACGATGTGACCAAGTCCTCTCGCATTGGTCGCGCACACGACCTGGCGAAGCGGACCATAACCTTCACCGTCCCCGGTGTCGCGGAGCCGCTCGTTTTGAACCTCGACAACGTTTCGGAAGCCTGCCGCACATACGCGGCCTACCACGGGTTCGGGCAGCGGATTGGTGACGCAGCGGCGATGGAACGCGCAGCACGTGGCGGGAAGAGCGCCTCGCCCCGGGAGAAGTGGGAGGCGATGAAGGAGCTGGTGGATCACTATAACTCGGGCGCGGAGGCTTGGAGTCCGAAGAGGGGAGATCGCATCGGCTCGGATGAACTCTTGCTCGCCCGCGCGCTAAGCGCGGTGTTCCCTGAGAAGGACGCAGGGAAGGTTCGGGAGTATGTCAGCGGATTGACCAAGGCGCAGAGGACTGCGCTGATGACCCAGGACGCAAGGATTAAGGCTGCGATCGAGACCATTCAGGCGGAGACGGTTAAGGATATCAACACGGAGGAACTGTTGGCGGGATTGTAAGGTCGCGGAGCAACACCCTCTCCATGTTCTCAGGCGAGAATGTGGAGAGGGATTGCTGCAACAACAACAACCAAAACGAAAATCGAGTCGCCGATACACCCCGGTAAACCCTTCGGCTTAGACCGCGATCTAAGGTCCTGGGGTTCTATTCTTATTATTAAATTTTTTTTTATAAGAAGAAAACCCCACCGGACCT